TCAGGTCAGGCCGGCCGCGCGGGCCCGCCGCACCGCGGGGCCGATGGCCTCGGCGAGCGCGGCCACGTCCTCCTTGACCGAGGTGTGGCCGAGCGAGAACCGCAGGGTGCCGCGGGCGAGTTCGCGGTCGGCCCCGGCGGCGAGCAGCACGTGGCTGGGCTGCGCGACGCCCGCGGTGCAGGCCGAGCCGGTGGAGCACTCGATGCCCTGGGCGTCGAGCAGCAGCAGCAGCGAGTCGCCCTCACAGCCGGGAAAGGCGAAGTGCGCGTTGCCCGGCAGCCGCCCGGCCGGGTCCGGGTCCCCGCCGAGCACGGCGTCGGGAACGGCCGCCAGGACCGCGGCGATCAGCTCGTCGCGCAGCGCGCCGATCTCCCGGGCGAACCGCTCGCGGCGGGCCACGGCCAGCTCGGCGGCCACCGCGAAGGCGGTCACGGCGGGCACATCCAGGGTGCCGGAGCGGATCTCCCGCTCCTGGCCGCCGCCGTGCAGCACGGGCGTGGGGCTCCACTCCCGGCCCAGGAGCAGGGCGCCGATGCCGTAGGGGCCGCCGATCTTGTGCCCGGAGACGGTGACCGCGGCGAGCGGGCAGGCCCCGAAGTCCACCGGGAGCTGGCCGACGGCCTGGACCGCGTCGGCGTGCATCGGGATGCCGTACTCCGCGGCCACGGCGGCGAGTTCGGCCACCGGCTGGACGGTGCCTATCTCGTTGTTGGCCCACATGACGGTGACCAGGGCGACCTCGTCAGGGCCGCGCTCGACGGCCGCGCGCAGGGCGTCCGGGTGCACCCGGCCGTAACGGTCCACCGGCAGCCAGTCGACGGTGGCCCCCTCGTGGTCGGCGAGCCACTGGACGGCGTCGAGCACGGCGTGGTGCTCCACGGGGCTGGCCAGCACCCGGGTGCGGCGGGGGTCGGCGTCCCTGCGGGCCCAGTACAGGCCCTTGACCGCCAGGTTGTCCGCCTCGGTGCCGCCCGCGGTGAAGACCACCTCGCTCGGCAGGGCGCCGAGCGCGCCGGCGAGCGACTCCCGCGCCTCCTCGACGGCGCGCCGCGCCCGCCTTCCCGAGCCGTGCAGCGCGGAGGCGTTGCCGGTGCGGGCCAGCTGCTCGGTCATCGCCGCGATGGCCTCGGGAAGCATCGGCGTGGTGGCGGCGTGGTCGAAGTACGGCATGGTGGGGCCGATTCTACGAGCAGGGCGGGCGGGGACCGGACCCGCGGGTCCGCTTCCCCGGCCGGCGCCGGCTCAGCTGAGCGCGCCGAGCCGGGTCAGCTCCTGGGCGCAGCGCACGGCGTCCTCCTCGCGTTCGAAGAGCGCGGCGCGCGGGTGGTGGCTGCCCGGGTCGGGGTCGGGAACGTGGGCGAGGTGCCCCTCGTCGGAGACGACGTACCAGCCGCGGTCCGCACTGTGCCGTGCCTCGTAGCGCATGGCGGAACCGTACTGCCCCGGGACCCGCCCGGCCACCCGGCCCCGCGCGCCTCAGGCGGGCCAGTAGAGCGTCTCGGCACGGGCCCAGTCCACGGTCGCCTCGCCCTCGCCGTTGCTCAGCACCTCCACGCGCAGGCGGCCCTTGCGGCTGCCGGAGAGGAAGCCCGTCCAGGTGTGCGAGAAGTGCCCCTCGCCCGCGTCGTGGACCGGGGAGCTGATGGGCAGGCTGCCGGTGCGCTCGTAGCCGCCGTCGTCCCGCTCGCGGTACTCGGCCAGCCGGATCTGGAACTCCTGCCCCGCGGCCAGCCCCCGCACCCGCACGCCGACCGAGGCCGTGTAGTAGGCGGGGCCGACCAGGATGGAGGGCTGGGGGTCGCGGCTGACCCAGGCGCCGCCCTCGTGGGCGCGGTTGAAGTTGAGCGTCGTCCACTCGCCCGGCCGCACGGTGCGGGCGTAGTCCGTGGTGCTGAGCAGGGACCACTTCGGCATGGGGTCCTCTCCTTCCTTGTCCTGGCCGGAGGGCGGGGCTTCCCGGCTCCAGCCGGCCGGGTGCCGCAGGCGCTCGGCGACCCGGGAGCGCACGTCCTCCATGCCGATGCCGGGGCCGCGGGGGTCGATCTTGCCCGGCTGCCACTCCAGGTGGCCGATCACCGAGGTGTCGCCCGCCTTGCCCCAGCCGTGGGCGCGGCAGATCGCGGCCGAGGCCCGGACGATCGCCTCGACCTGGGCCGCCGGCCACGGGTCGCGGTTGTCGCCGAGGTTGACGCACTCGAAGCCGTAGAAGCGGGTGTTGCCGTCGGTGTCGGCCTCGTTGTCCGCGGGCAGTGCACGCTCGGCGATCACGGCGGCGAGGACGTCCCCGTCCCCCTTGCCCGCGTGGTTGGCGCGCCCGTGCCCGACGAGGTGGACCGTGCCGTCCTTCGCGATCACGCCGTGGCACAGCGGCCCCGGCAGGTCGGAGCGGCCGTCGTAGCACAGCTCCACCGAGGACTCGGTGCCCGAGGTGGCGGTGTGGTGGATCATCACCCCGTGCACCGGGCCCCACGGCCCCGCGCCGTTGCGGTTGTGCGTGCGCCAGCCGCGGTGCTCGACCAGCGTGACGCCCTCCTCCCGCAGCGCCGCGACCAGCGCGTCGGCCGAGAGCGGATCGGCCATGGCATAACCCCCTTCGGTGCGGCCGCGGGCACCCTTCGGCACTCCACGCGTTCTCCCAACTACTGTGAGCGTACGCGTGGTTGGCCGCTCGCGGCGGGCCGATGATGAATGCCTCCCCGCTGGGCGGGAAATTCAACGCCCGCCGCCCCGGAACGCCCGGGAACACACCCGCAAATACGGCGTGTGGCGTGGCCGTCCCCTCGGGGACGGCCACGCCACGAGTGGCGAAGGCCCCGGCCCCCCTTTTCGGGCGGCGGGGGCCTCGTGCGGGGGGCGCCCGCTGCCGGGCGCCGGCGGTCCGCGGTCCGGGCTCAGGCGCCCTGGCTCGCGTTCTCCGCCTGGAACATCCAGTGGTGAGTATCCGGTCTACGCACTGACCAGGCCAGATGCCACGCGAGTACCCTGGCCTTCCGGAATCATTCCGCCCGACAGGAATCCTTCCCGCCGGACCGCAGCCGCTTCCCGCGCCTTCCGCCTCGCGTCGTCCAGGACGCCGCGAGTGCGCTCCTCGGCCTCCGCCCAGAGGTGCGAATACACCCGCAGCGTGGTGAGCACGTCCTTGTGGCCCAGGCGCTTCTGTACGACCTTCGGATTCTCCCCGCCTGCGATGAGCACGGAGGCGTAATGATGCCTCAGCTCGTGCCAATGCCGTGCGGGCCCTCCGGCCCGCCGGCAGATGCTCTTCAGAGCCCAGTCGAGCGTCGACTCGCCGATCGGCTCCCCCCCTGGCATCGTGAACACGAGCCCCGCCCACTCGCCATCCACAGCTGGGGGGTGGGCAGTAACGTACTCGGCGAGCAGCGTGAGCGCCTCGTCGGTCAGCGGCAGAACCCGGCGGCCGGCGCCCGTCTTCAGGTCGTCGAAGTACAGCCCGCGCCCGCGCTCGTACACCAGCTGCTCCTCGACACGAAGCACCCCGCGCTCGCGGTCGATGCGGTCCACACGGAGCCCGCGGATCTCGCCCGATCGCAGGCCTGTCATCGCGGTCAGGTCGATCATCGCGCGCCACCGGACATGGTAGGCGGCGTCCACGAGTCCGAGGACCTCAGCCAGGTCTGGCGGGTCGACCGTGGACTCGACCAGCGTCGGCGCCTTGATGCCCGCGAACGGACTGACCGCGATCACGCGGTCGATCACCGCGAGCCGGAACACGGAGCGCACCCGGCGCGCGACGCTGTTCGGGGTGGAGCCGCTCAATTCGTACTTGGCGAGAAGGAGCTGCTGCCACGCGCCAGCCTCGGAGGGCTTGATGGAGCGGATCTCCCGCGTGCCCCACTCCGGGACCAGGTACCGGTTCAGGACCCCGCGGTACTCAATCTCGGTGCGGCCGTTGATGTTCTGCGCGGGCAGCCACGTGTCGAACGCATAGGTCTCAACCGTGACCTTCCCCGCCTTCGGGTCCACCCACGAGCCGGTCATCTTCGCCGACTCCTGCTTGATGATCTCCCGCTCCGCCTCCGCCGCCGTGCGGTGAAGACTGGTGCGCTCCCCGCCGTCGGGGCCGTCATAGCGGGCCTGCCACCGCTTCCCCTTACCGTGCGCCCGGCTGGCGACCTTGCCCTTGTGCTCGCCGCACTCTGGCTCACCGGGCTTCGGCCGGCTCTTGTGCCAGCGGTCAGCTACGTACCCCATCGAGCACCTCGCATATGGCCTGCCGACTGATCCCCCCAATGGTCAGCGCTCTCATGATCTCGGCGTGGCGCCCAAGATCAGCGACAGCCGCCCGACTGACGACAGCGAACGGCTGACCGCTGATCTTGACGCATACGGCTGAGACGGTGGGTGGGAACTCGTCGGTGACGATCACTGGTTTCACGTGCTGCCTGTGGTGCATGACGCGCCTCCCCGCTCGTCACCCGAGCGCCGTTGCTCGGGTCGGCAGCTTATCCCTGCGTAGACGGATCGTCACTAGTCGTCTTACATCGTCTTGTTTGGTTGCACGCCATCCGCCTGTGAAAACACCCCTAGTCGGCGCAGTTCGTCCATCGTGATGCCGATGGCCTCCCTCATCTCGGCCGCTGTGACGTGGTTGGTGGCGGTGACCATCGCCTTGGTCATGACGCTCTCCAGCATCTCCGCGTCGAGGACGGCAGGTCGCCCCCAGCCCTCTGGCGGGTCGCCGCCCTCGAGGATGGCCTCTATGGCCCGCGGGGGCCAGCCGAGCGCTCGCGCAATCTTCGGAAGCGTCGGTGGCATGCGCTTTTTCGGTGGCTCGCCTCTCTCTGCGGCCACGACCGCGAACGTTGATACATGCGCCCTCTCGGCGAGGGCGGCCTGCGTGAGCCCCTTGTCGCGGCGGCTCTCCCGAAGGGCTCGGGCGAGGCGCGCCCACCCTCCCGGATCTGTGTTCATCGCTGACCTCTCTGTGTGTGCCCGCCCCACCCGACTGGTGCGGGCAACAACCGGCAACAGTATCGGTCAATCACGGTCGACACGAGACGAGGACCCGCCATTACCACCGGATAGGCACGCTGCATACACGTCGACATCTACTTCGTCTTACGTAGTCGATGCTCGTCAATGTTCGTCTTGACTCGTCACACATCGCCTTCTATCGTCAGTGATGTGCAAGCCGATGGACCGCTGATCCGGCGGCTGCGCGAACGGGGTGGCTACGGCCTGCGCCGATTCGCTGCCACCGCCGACCTCTCCCCTGCTCACCTGTCACGCATCGAGCGGGGACTGCGCAACCCGACACCCGAAGTGCTCGCCCGCATAGCAGCCGCTCTCGGGCGAGAAATCGCCGAAATCGAGCCCCCACGACAGGAGACCTGACATGAGCGAGACGGGCACCGCCTCGCCCTACCTGAAGACGGCCGAAGTGGCCGTCCTGATCCGAAAGAAGCCGGACGCCGTGCGCCAGATGCGCCGACGCGGAACGGGGCCGAAGGGCGTCCGCATCGGGCGCGACGTGCTCTACGACCGGCGCGACGTCCTCGCATGGCTGGCCGCGAAGGCCGCCGCGGACGAACTGGCCCAGCGCGCTGCTTGAGGCGGCGTGGTGGCCGACGCCGGTGTGAGAGACCGGCGCCGACCTCGAACCCCACCTGATCAACCACTGAAGGAAGGAGGGGCCCGATGGCCCCCAGTATCCCCGACTCCGTGCGGTTCGACCCGGACCCGCACCCGTCTCTGCTGGTCCTCGCCAGCGGCCTGGCGAAGCATGTGGCCATCGACGGCCGCAGCCTCATCCTGCGTGGTGGCGACGGCCCCGTGCTCGTCGCCACCGCGGAGGGCCGTCACCTGGGCGTGATCTCGCCCACGCGCGCCGGCTTCGAGGCGGTGCCGGTGGCGGGGGAGCCGCTGCGCACGGCCCGGGAGGAGCGCGCGCTGCGCCACCTGATCGCCGCGGATGCGGTGCGCGCCCTGCACGACGCCCTGCCGCTCGGCCGCGCGGAGTTGCGGCACCTGCTCGACCGCGACGACGACCGGTACGCCGCGCTCGCGACGGGCGGTGCGCGATGACCGGGCAGCCGCCGCTGACGCCGCTGACGGCGGCCGAGCTGGACGAGATCCGCGCTCGCGCCGAGGCCGCGACCCCGGGCCACTGGGGAAGCGCCCGTGACGAGCAGGGCGCCTACGCCGTAGAGGCGCAGCCGCGGCTTGTGCTCGGTGTGGGGTCGCTGCACGACGGTGTGATCGCCGATGTCCATACCGGGTACAGCGATGCGGCATTCGTCGCCCGTGCCCGGACCGACATCCCCCGACTGCTCGCCGAGGTCGAGCGGCAGGCACGCGATCTGGAGAAGGCCCGCGAGATGGCCGCCGACCAGCTGCGGCAGATCGAGGCCCTGACCGACCAGCTCGCCGCCGCCCGGGCGACGGTCGCCGAGCAGCAGGACCAGCTGGCCGCCGTCCGGCCGGGCCGGGAGGACCTGGCCCGCGCCCGGCGTGAGGGCCGCGAGTGGCATGTCCACGGGCACGACCGGTGCACCTGCGACTCCGACGACCACACCCACGACAGCGGATGCCCGGAGTACGGGCGCCCGGCCGCCGAGGGTGAGGGCCGGTGACCGCCGAGACCTGTGGCGCCCCGCTGGCCCGGGGTGGCGAGTGCCCGCTCCCGGCCCGGCACCCGGGGCCGTGTGACCCGGTGGGCCTGAACCCCACCGGGCGGCCCCGCCGATCCTCCGCCGGGTCGCGCCGCCGCCACGCCAAGCGCGCCGGGGGTGAGGGCTGATGTGGGCGCAGACGTGGTGGCTCCTCGCCGCCGCCGTCGCCGGACTCGCGCTGATGCGCCTCGGCCTGGACGCGACGTGGCGCGACCGGCGCCTCACCCGCCGCGCCGCGCGCCGTCTGAGGGGGGGCCGCCGGTGAGCCGCCCCGCCCCCGACAGCGCGCCCGCGTGGGCCCTGCCGCAGCTCGCGGTGGCCTGCCCCACCTGCGGGGCCACGCCGGGCCACCTGTGCACGAGCCACGGGGGCACCCGGCCACGCCTCTACGACACCCACCAGACCCGCACCACCACGTGGGCGGCACAGCGGAAGGGCGGTACCGCCTGATGACGAGCACCCTGCCGGCCGGGACGGAAGTCCCGGCCGGCGGGCCCCGGGTGGTCGAGAACATGCCCGAGGCCGAGTACCACGCCCACCCCGCCCTCTCCTCCACCGGCGCGAGGCGGCTGCTGCCGCCGTCCTGCCCCGCGCTGTTCGCCTACGAGCGCGAGCACCCGCCGCAACCGAAGGCCGCGTTCGAACACGGGCGCGCCGCGCACCGGCTCGTCCTCGGCGACGGCCCCGACCTCGTGCGCGTCGATTTCGACGACTGGCGCACGAAGGCCGCCCGCGCCGAGCGCGAGGAGGTGCGGGCCGCGGGCGGCCTGGCGCTGCTGCCCGACGACTACGACCAGGTGCAGGCCATGGCCGCCGCCATCCGCCAGCACCCGGTCGCCGGCGCCCTCTTCGCTCCCGGCAGCGGCCAGCCCGAGCTGTCGCTGTTCTGGCCGGACGCGGCAACCGGCGTGGAGTGCCGGGCCCGCCTGGACTGGGCCCGCACCCCGGAGCCGGGACGGCGCCTGATCGTGCCGGACTACAAGACCGCCGCCGACGCCTCCCCAGACGGGATCACGAAGGCGGTCGCCGCCTGGGGCTACCACCAGCAGGCCGCCTGGTACCTCGACGGGGTCCGCGCCTGCGGCCTCGGCGGCGAGGACGCGGTGTTCCTGCTGGTCGTGCAGGAAAAGGCGCCGCCGTACCTGGTGACGGTCGCGCAGATCGTGCCGTCGTCGCTGCAACTCGGCGCGGCCCGCAACCACCGCGCCCGCCAGATCTTCGCCGAGTGCACCGCCTCGGGCCGCTGGCCCGGCTACGCCGACCAGCCCGTCCCCATCTCTCTGCCCACCTGGGCCGCCATCCGAGACGAGGAGTACCTGTGACCCAGCCCATCGAGCGCACGGCCCCCGCGCCGGCCCCGGCCCCGGCCCGGATCGGACAGGGGACCGCTGTCGAGCAGTCCCGAGCCGCCGCCGAGGTGCAGGCCGCCGTGGTCGTCGCCCAGCAGTGCCCGCGCAGCCTCCAGGGCGCGCTCGCCGAGATGCGCGAGTCGTGCAGGCAGACGTTCCTCGCCGAGCGGGCGTTCTTCCGCTACTCCCGCGCCGGGTCAACCGTCACCGGGGCGTCCGTTCACCTCGCCCGCGAGCTGGCCCGCTGCTGGGGGAACGTCCAGTACGGCCTCGTGGAGTTGCGCCGCGACGACGAGTTCGGCCAGTCGGAGATGCAGGCGTTCGCCTGGGACGTCGAGAAGAACTCCCGCAACAGCTCCACGTTCATCGTGCCGCACCGCCGCGACACCAAGGGCGGTCCGAAGCAGCTCACGGACATGCGGGACATCTACGAGAACAACGCCAACAACGGCGCCCGCCGGGTCCGGGAGGCGATCTTCGCGATCCTGCCGCCCTGGTTCGTCGAGGAGGCCAAGGAGCTGTGCTCGAAGACGCTCCGAGACGGCGGCGGAAAGCCGCTGCCGCAGCGGATCGCCGACGCGATCAGGGTGTTCGAGGGCCTGGGCATCACCGCTGATCGGATCGAGGCCAAGCTCGGCCGGCCATCCGCGAAGTGGACCGAGCACGACGTGGCGCAGCTGATCGTCACCTACAAGTCGTTGCAGCGCGGCGAGATCACGGCCGACGAGGAGTTCCCGGCCGCCCCGGTGACGGCCGAGGAGATCACCGGCCACGCCCCGGCCGCGGACGGCGGTGCGTGATGGGCGCCTACCTGCCGCTGATCGTGACCGCCGTCCTGCTGGCCGGCGTGGGGGCCGCGCTGGTGTACGCGGGCTCGACCCGGGCCGGGCGGGTCCTGACCGGCGCCGCCGACCTCGGGCCGGTCCCGCCCCCGGTCGAGCGGCCGGACTGGCACGCCGAGTTGACCGAGCGCGCCGAGGGGAGCGACCGGTGAGCCCCGACGACTACGACGCGCTGTTCGCCGAGTCCCGCGACCGGCGCCCCTTCGCCAACGGCACCGAGGGCTATGGCTGGCTGGACGCGAATTGCTCGACCTGCATCCACGAGGGGCCGTCACGGCAAGGGCACGAGGAACAGGGCTGTCCGCTGGTCCTGCTGGCCCTGGTCGGCCGGACCCCGGCGCAGTGGCTCGACGGGCCGCGGGACGCCGAGGGCCGCTACGGCATCGCGGACCAGTACCGCTGCATCGAGTACCGGCACGAGAACGACGCCGGGCCCGAACCGCGCCCCGTACCGGAGCCGCCCGGGCAGCTGACGCTCGGCCCGCGGGAGCCGCTGGAGGGCGTGCGGATGCTCACCGCCCTGACCGAGCCCCTGCCGCAGGTCCTCGCCGCCAACCACGTCACGGACGGAGGCGAGTGATGCGCATGCGGATCACGGCCACCGCGTGGCCCATCCCCGGCCTGCGCCTCGGCCCCGACAGCACCCCCTTCTGACTGGTCCCGCCGGGCCGTGACCGCACACCGGCCCGGCGGGACCCCCAACACCCCACTTGGAGAGCTACATGCGCACCACCAGCCCGTCCGTTGTCGTCTACGACGGCCGCACCTACCGGTCCAGCGTGACCTACAGCGCGGCGGACGGCGGCACCTGGAGCTACGTCGGGATCTGCGACGGCACCTCGCTGTGGGCCCGCGACTCGGAACCCGACCTGGCGTGGCCGCTCGCCGCCGTCATCGACGAGGTCGGGCCCCTGTCCGAGGCAGGCACCCGGTGAGCCGCCCCTTCCCGACAGCCGCCACCTGCACCTGCGACCAGACCCGCGGCGCCGCATGCCCCGTCCACGGGCCGGAGCCGGACGCCCCCATCCACACCCCAGCCCGCGGGCGCACCGCGCTCCTCGCCGCCGGGACCGCCCTCACCGCGGTCCTGCTGCTGACCGGCTGCGGCCCCACCCACGCCCCCGCCCCCGCACCGTCCGAGGGCACCGCCGGCGGCGCGAGCGGCCAGCCGTGATCCACAGCCGCCCCTGCCCGCCCGAACCGGGCGGGGGCGGCCACCCCGAACCGTACCGCCCGAGAGGAGCACGCCATGCCCCGACTCACGCCCACCACCGGCCAACTCCAGTTCCCCACCGTCATCCACGGCACCGTCAACCCGGCCGCCGGCGAGGCTGCCAAGCAGGTCGGCACGGCCCGCGCCGAGGCCGCCACCGACGTCTCCTGGGCCGAGGCGTGCGACGCCGCCATAGAGACCATGGCGGCCCGCGGTTTCCCCTTCCAGGCGGCCGACCTCATCGCCGAGGGCCTAGTCGACGAGCCCGAGCACCCCAACCAGTGGGGCGCCCGCTTCGGCGCCGCCGCCCGCCACGGCATCATCCGCGACGCCGGAGCCGTCCCGAGCAAGCGCGCCACCGTCCACAAGAGCCTCTGCAAGCAGTGGATCGGCGTCCGCGCGGCCCGCGGGGAGGTGGCGGAGTGAGCAGCGCGATCCCGGCCAGGCCCACCCGCGGCGTCATCAGCCCGCTCGCCCCCCACGGCACCACCGCCCGCGCCAAGGGCCGCCCGGCACAAGGCATCGGCGGATGCAACTGCCCCAAGTGCACCGCTGCCCTGCGGCGTTACGACACATGGCGGCGACTCCAAGCCCTCAACGGCACGCCCCTCACCGTGCCGGTCGCCGAAGTCTCCGCCCACCTCCGACTCCTCATGGACGCCGGCGCCGGCTGGAACCAACTCCAAGACGCGACGGGCAGCTCGAGTAGCACCCTCGCGGCCATCCTCCACGGCAAGTACAAGAAGGTCACCCGCGGCACCGCGCAGCGCATCCTCGCCCTGTCGCCCGGCGACGCCGTCCCCCCGCGGCGAGCGGTCGACGCCACCGGCAGCATTCGCCGCGCCCGAGCCCTCATGGCGGCCGGCCACACCAGCAAGGTCATCGCCAGTCGCGCCGGGGTGGACCACACCGTGCTCTACGCGCTGATCAACGCCCGCTGCGACACAGTCACCAAGTTCACCGCCGAGCGCATCGCCGACGCCTACAACGCCCTCTCCCAGCAGCAGGGGCCCAACGTCCGGGCCATAAGGCGAGCCCAGCGGCTCGGCTGGCAGGACCCGCTGTTCTGGGAGGACTGCGGCCAGATCGACAACCCGGAGTACGACCCCGCCAGCGTCACGGTGGAGACCACGAGCGGCGCCGAACTGGCTGAAGAGGCCGCCTGGATGGAGTCCCACGGCTACACGCGCGAGCAAGCCGCGTACCGGCTCGGCGTCACCAAGTCGTACCTCGACCAGTGCATCCGCCGCTGGCCCCAGCGCTACGGGGAGGCGGCGTGACCAGCCACGACTGGGAGCGGTCCGCGGTCTGCCGCACCACGGACCCCGAACTCTGGTTCCCGCCGCCGGGCGACAACGGCATCCGCGCCATCCGCATCTGCCGCCGCTGCCCCGTCCGGCGCGCCTGCCTGGACGCCGCCCTCGCCGAGGAAGGCACCGCGGGCGCCGACCGGCGACACGGCATCCGCGGCGGCCTCACCCCCACGGCACGCGCACAGACGCAGCCACGGCAGGCCGCCCGCGACCGAGCCAGCACGCCAACCAACTGACCAGCGAGAGAAGGAACCCATGGGCTACCAGCTGCGCCGCCTGCTGAGGGAGGCGCTCGGCCCCGAGATCACCGGCCTCCAGCGCGCTGTGGCCCTGGAGATCGCCGATGACGCGCACGAGACGTCTCGCGAGAGCTACGCCGTGCTGGATGACCTTGCCCGGTGGACTGGGGCAAAGGACGCCACGGTGGTGCGGAACGCGCTCAAGAGGCTGGCAGCGGCCGGCTGGGAGTTCCGGGTGCCGATCGGCAAGGGCGCGGATGGCAGGGTCCTGTATGCCGTTCCCGGCAGGCGAATGACGTTCAAGGTTCCCCCCTTTGAAGGGGTAGCCGTGGCTACCCCTTCGGAAGGCAAGGGGGAGCGGGGGCTACCCCAAGGGGGAGCCACGGCTCCTTCAGAAGGAGCAGGGGCTCCCCCTTCACCCCCCCAAGGGGGAGCAGGGGCTCACTCAGAAGGAGCCACGGCTCACTCTGAAGGAGCCGTGGCTCCCCCCTTCTCCTCATACACCTCACCTCCTCATATCAATGTGGGCGACGAGCAAGCGGCTCCGGGCGACCGCTACCCGGCCCAAGTGCTTCCCCTTGTGCACGCGATGAGCGCCAGCGGCTTCCCCAACATCCGGTGGCCCTGGGAAGGCAGCGGGTGGTTCCCGATCATCGCGCTCATCAAAGCGGTCGGCGTCCAGGCGATGGTCGAGTACGCCCACCGCGCCGCCGCTAACGCGCCCCAAGCGGTCACCTCCGCCAAGTACTTCCTCCGCGGCTGGCAGGAACTCCCGCCGGCGCCCCCCGAGGACACCCCCGTCTACCGGCCCACCCCGCACCTGCGTGCCGTAGGCGCCCCCTACAGCAACCCCGAAGACCGAGGGATTTTTTGATGACCACCGAGATCGCCTGGGAGCCCGCTCTCGACCCCGCACCGTTCGAGCGCACCCCACCCCACGACCCCGTCGCCGAGATGAGCGTCCTCGGCGCCTGCCTCCTCAGCTCGGAGGCATGCCGCGCCGTCCTGGACTTCCTCAACCCCGCCGCCTTCTACGAGCGCCGGCATGAGGACATCTTCAACGGCATCGGCCGCATGCACGCCACCGGCCAGCCCATCGACCCCATCACCCTCGCCAAGCACCTCGCCGACTCCGGCGACCTTGCACGCGTCGGCGGCCCCGGCTACATCCACCAACTCGCCCGCGCCGTGCCCACCGCTGCGAACGGCGAGTACTACGCCGAGATCGTCGAAGACCGCTACCTGCGCCGCGAACTGATCAAGCTCGGTACCTCCGTCGTCACCATGGGCTACGCCACCGACGACGACACCTACGACCTCGTCGAACGCGCCGTCGCCATGGCCCGCGAACTCCGCGACCGCGGGCAGGCCACCGACGACCTGCCGACCGAGGACCTGCTCGACTTCGTGCAGCACGAGGACAACTACGACTGGATCGTGCCCGGGCTCCTCGAGCGCGGCGACCGGCTGATCCTCACCGCGAGCGAGGGCGGCGGCAAGTCAACCTTGCTGCGGCAGATCGCGGTATGCCTGGCAGCCGGCATCCACCCGTTCGACCCGGCAACCTACACCGACCCGGTGCGTGTGCTGGTGCTCGACTGCGAGAACGGCGAGCCGGCCTCCCGCCGCAAGTACCGGCCGCTGCTCAATGCGGCCGAGCGGGCGAAGCGGGGCCTGCGCCGCGGCCAATTCCACATCGAGTGCCGCCCCGCAGGCGTCGACCTCACCCGCCCCGCCGATCGCGCCTGGGTGATGCGCCGCGTCGAGCGGCTCATGCCGGACGTGCTGATCGTCGGCCCCGTGTATCGCCTCCACGCCGGCAACCCCAACGACGAGGAACTCGCCCGCAAGGTCTCCGTGGTCATCGACGAGGCCAGGGCCACCGCCGGCTGCGCCGTCCTCATGGAGGCCCACTCCCCGCACGGCGGACCGGTCGGCCCCCGCTCCCTCCGCCCCCTCGGCAGCAGTCTGTGGATGCGCTGGCCCGAGTTCGGCTTCGGCCTGCGCCCCGTCGAGGACGAGAAGTCGGCGGCCAACGAGCCAGGTGCACGCGGGCGCCGAGTCGTTCCCTGGCGCGGCATGCGCGACGAGCGGGACTGGCCGCAGTTCGTGAAGCAGGGCCAGAGCTGGCCGTGGGAGTCCTACCGCCCGGTCGACGCCGACCAGTTCACCGGCTACTCGGCGACGGGAGCGATCTGGTGACGGACTCCTGCCCTGCCTGCCTGCGGCGAGGCATACACCCGTGCGCGGTGCGCTCACGCGGCGCGGCCACGGTCTACGGCTACCGCTGCCCCGCCTGCTGCCACGCCTGGGTCACCAGCCGCCTCAACGCCGCATACCGGAGAGCCACCAGCCACCCCAGCCGTATCGCCGAACCCGAGAGGACCAGCCCGTGACCGCCTACCGACACGACGACGACGCCCTGACCGTTATGGACTGGTTCTGTGGCGCTGGCGGCTCCAGCCAGGGCGCCCACGCCGTCCCTGGCGTCCGGGTCGAGCGCGCCGCGAACCACTGGTCGCTGGCCATCGAGTCCCACGCCGCGAACTTCCCCGGCACCGACCACTACCGCGGCGACATCCGCGAGGCCCCCGTCGAGCGCTGGCCCGTCACCGACATCTTCTGGGCCTCCCCCGAGTGCCCGCAGTGGTCGAACGCCCGCGGCAAGAAGCGTGACTTCGACGCGTCCTTGCAGGCCGCCCTGTTCGACGGCTTCGGCCCGTCGGAGGAAGTCGAGCGGTCCCGGGCCCTGATGGAGGAAGTCCCGATGTACCTGCGCGGCGTGATCGAGCGCGGCGGTCTCGTCAAGGCTGGCGTAGTCGAGAATGTGATCGACGTCCGTGCCTGGGACCAGTGGGACCGCTGGCTCGGCGAGATCCGCAAGCTCGGCTACGACACCCGCGTCATCGCCCTCAACAGCATGCACGCTGAGCCCCGCACGGTGCACCGGGCGCCGCAGTCCCGGGACCGCCTGTACGTCGCCTACTGGCACCGGACGCTGCGGCGGGCCCCGGACTGGGACAAGTGGCTGCGCCCCACCGCCTGGTGCGGCTCGTGCGAGCAGTGGGTCCGCGCGGTGCAGGTGTTCAAGACCCCCGGCCGGGACATGGGCCGCTACCGGCAGCAGTACGTCTACCGCTGCCCCAGCACGGCCTGCCGCAACAGCGTGGTCGAGCCCGAGACGCTCCCCGCCGCCGTCGCGATCGACTGGTCGATCCCCGGCCAGCGCATCGGCGACCGGGCCAAGCCCCTCGCCGCGAAGACCCTCGCCCGCATCGAGGCCGGCCTCAAGAGGTTCACCCGGCCGATCACGCTGGAGGCCGCAGGCAACACCTTCGAACGACGGCCCGGCGTCCGCACCTGGCCCATCGATGCGCCGCTCACGACGCAGACCACGACCGCGACGAAGGCCCTCGCCATCCCCCCGCTGCTCGTCCCGGTCGAGGGTCGCGACGGGAAGGAGCCCGCCCCCGCGACGGCGCCGCTGCGCACCCAGACCGCCCGGAACGAGACCGGGCTCGCGTGGCTGCCGTTCGTCGCCGAGCTGCGCGGCGGCGGCTCCGTCGCCCGCCCCGTCAGCGAGGCCCTCGCCACGGTCACCGCGTCGGGCAACCACCACGGCCTCGTCACCCCGCCGACCGCGATGGTGATGCGGAACAACAGCTCCCGGGGCGACGGCGGCGAGCACTGCACCCCGGTGGCCGAGCCGCTGCGCACGCTGACGACGGCCGGCCACCAGTCCCTCATCACCTGGGAGCACCTGCTGGTCCCGTACTACGGCAACGGCGCCGCCCGGCCCGTCTCCGAGCCGGTGGGCACTCTGTCCACCCGCGACCGGTACGCCCTCGTCAAGGGCTCCGTCGACGTCGACGACGTGCTGTTCCGCATGCTGGAGCCGCACGAGATCGGCCGCGCCATGAGCTTCGCGGACCAGTACATCGTCCTTGGCTCCAAGCGGGAGCGCGTCCGCCAGTACGGCAACGCCGTCACCCCGAACGCCGCCGAGGTCATCATCTGCGCCCTCGTCGAGGCCATCACCGGCGCCGAGCTGGAGCGGCATGCGCCCGCCCCGGCGATGGAGGCTGCCGCATGACCGCCGCCCGCTGCCGCGCGTGCCGCAGGGCCCTGCGCCGCCCGTCCGAGGACGGCTACGGCCCCGTCTGCCGCCGGCGCCTCGCCCCCAGCCCCGGACCGACACCCGGCCACACGGACAGGCCAGAGCCGGGGCCCGGGCAGACCGCCATCCCCGTACCCGCCCACCAACCGAGCCTCTGGAGCCTGTGATGACCCCAGCTCGTCTCGCCCTCGCCTCCACCACGCTGGCGGCCTACATCGTGACGATCCCCGCCGCGAACTGGCTCGTGACCGAGTTCGGCGCGCAGCCGGTCGGCTTCGGCCAGACCGCCCCTGCCGGGGTCTACATGGCCGGCCTCGCCCTGGTCTTGCGGGACCTTGCCCGGGAGGCGGCAGGCCGTGCTGCGGTGCTGGCTGCAATCGCCGCCGGGACGCTGCTGTCGTACCTGCTGGCCGACGAGCAGCTGGCAACCGCCTCTGCAATCGCGTTCGCCACCGCCGAGCTGCTGGACTTCGCGGTGTACGAACCGCTGCGCCGCCGCGGCCTGGCCACCGCGCTCGCCGCCTCCAACGCGGCCGGCGCGGGCGCCGACTCGCTGCTGTTCCTGTGGCTGGCGTTCGGCTCGCTCTCGTTCCTGCCGGGGCAGCTGCTCGGCAAGGCGTGGATGACCGCGCTCGCGCTCGCCGTGCTCGCGGGCATCCGGGCCGCCCGCCGATCACGCGCGGGGGTGACGGCGTGACGACGTTCTACCTCGGCGTGCCGCCCGCGTGGCTGCACCGTTCCGAGTTCGCCGGCATCCCGATGTTCGTGTCGAACCGGCCGCTGTCGCGGCTGCGGCGCCTGTCCCGCGCGCTCGGCCCGGTCGCCGTGGACTCCGGAGGGTTCTCCGAACTGTCCGAGCACGGCTCATGGGACCACGGCCCCACACCTCGCCGGTACGCCGCACAGGTCGCTCGCTACCGCGACGACATCGGTATCCGCTGGGCTGCCCCGCAGGACTGGATGTGCGAGCCGTGGATCGTCGCCAAGACCGGCCTGTCCGTGGTCGAGCACCAGCGGCGCACCATCGGCTCCTACCTGGACCTGAAGGGCATCGACGCGACACTGCCGATCGCCCCCGTGATCCAGGGCTGGCAGATCGCAGACTACGAGCGGCACATCGCCATGTACGAGCAGGCGGGTGTCGACCTCCGCGCCCAGCCCATCGTCGGCATCGGCTCGGTGTGCCGCCGGCAGGGCACCCGCGAAGCCGCCGAGCTGGTAACCCGCATCGCCGACCACGGGATCGCCTTGCACGGCTTCGGCTTCAAGATCGACGGCTTGCGGGAAGTCGGCGACCGCTTCGCCTCCGCCGACTCCATGGCCTGGGCCTACGCCGGCCGCCGCGAACGCGCCGGCTGCGACTACCGCTCACCCGGGAGCCGCGGACCGCACAAGAACGAAGCCAACTGCCCCCGCTACGCGCTCGCCTGGCGCCGCAAGGCACTCGCCGCACTGGCTACGCCACGCGCACGGCAGTTGACGTTCGACGCGCTGGCGCTCGACGCGCTCCGCACCCTCACCCCGGCGCAGCAGGCGGCGAAGGCGGCCGAACTGCGAGCCCTGACTGCCACCACCGCCGAGGAGACCGACCGTGCCTGACCCGTACCGCGTGACCCGCAGCCCTCACAGCCGCGCCACCCCGTGGCAGTGGCGCTGCGAAGCCGTCGTCACCACCGGCCTCGTCGCGGCGCGCTGCGGCGCGTGGGGCCTGGGCCGCACCCGCGCCGCCGCCGACGACGCCGGCCGCGAGCACGTCGCCGACGCCCACCCCACCGAGGAGACCCGCCGTGTCTGACGTCCTGCCGGACTACCTCGTCCGCTACCTGGAGCAGCGCGCCCAGCAGCGCGCCGACGCCGTGAACGCCGTCCTCGCCCGGCTCACCGACCGCGAACAGGCCCTCGCCCGGGAGGCCGCCGTCATGGGGTACGCCCAGGGGCGCCGCCACCCGGAGGGCGAACCGCACCCCACGAACAGCCAGGTGCTCGCCGAGGTGATCGACGCCTGCCTCTCGTTCGCCGACCTGTACCCCACCATCAACGCCGTGGCCGCCCCCGAGGAGCCGACCATCACGCCCGCCGGCTTGCGCGAGCGGATCGCCGAGGCGCTCGACGACCTGTACGTGCGGCGCGACTTCGACGCCGAGGAGTTCGCCGACGCCGTACTGGCCGTGGTCGAGCGGTACACCGAGCAGCTTGCCGCCGGCCGCGAGACCGCCCTCGCCAAGGCACACGAGATCGAGGCCGATCGCGACCGGCTCGCCGACCAACTCGGCCACCTGGAACGCGCCACCATCCCCGAACTCGGCCGCGCCATCGCCAGCCAGAAGGCAGCCAAGCAGCGGTGGCACGTGCGCGCCGAGAAGGCCGAGGCCGAGGTGAAGCGCCTCACCGGCCTGCTCGCCGAGTACGCCGAGGCCGCGTACAAGACCGCCGCCGGAGCCGCCGACCGCTTCCGCGATGTCCTCTGCGAAGTCCTCGGCCACCCCACCGAGAACCCCGGCGACAACGCCCTCGTCGCCCAACTCCGTGCGCACCACGGCAAGGCCGGCCCGGAGCCCACCGCATGGCGGGACCGCCTCGTCGGCTACGAGGCGACCCGGGACCAGATCAACGCCGCCGCCCTCAACGACACCGACACCCCGCAGTAACCCCTGGTGGCCCGGCCGCGCACCGGCCGGGCCACCCCCGACACCGACGCTGGGGGACGCCGAGAGCCCCAGCGCACCCGGGAGAGGCCACAGGCGGCCCTCTCGCGCCCGAACTCCCCCTCCAGGCACCCGAGTCCCACCCACCCTCTGAAAGGCGCTCAGGCGCCAGCACAGCCCCGGCGCCAGGACCCAGCCGACCCGGCGCCACCACGCACCGCACAAGCACAGGAGCCCCAATGGACACCTGCACCGCCTGCCACCGCACCATCCCCGCCTGGGACCGGCCCCGCCACGTCTGCACCGGCTGCCAGCAGCAGACCGCGACCGCGCTCGCCACCCTCCCCGGCCTGTGGGCGGCGCTCGCCGACCGCCTCGACCCCGGGCGCACCGGCAGCAGCGGCAGCCGCCACGCCGCCCCCGGCAGCCGGCCGCCGGTCGACCTCGGCATCGTCGACCTGCGCGGCGAGGTGCTCATGGTGCTGGACAGCTGGGCGCGGGCCGTCAGCGAGGACGCGGGCGAAGAGTTGCCCGAGCGGTGGGAGGACCCGGCCGCCGGACCCGCACGGTGGCTCCGCTGGAGGCTCGACTGGGCCGCCCGCTCCTGGGCCGCCGCCGACGACCTCGTGCGGGAGATCAGCGACCTGCATCGCGCGGCCCGAGCCGCAGCCACCGGGGAGCGTGGGGAACGCCGCGTCACCGTGCAGTGCGGCTGCGGCGGCCTCCTGCGTGTCGGCGTCTCCACCGCGGGCGCCGACTGCCACGGATGCGGCGCCAGGTACGGGCACGCCGAGGTCCTCGCGCTGCCCCTCGCGGCCCGGGCCGTCGCGGCGTAGCGTCGGGGACGCCAGCATGAGGGCGCCATCAGCGAAGCCCCGCCGGTTCGCCGGCGGGGCTTTCGTCATGCCAGGTAGGTGATCCGAAGGACCGTGATGCGTTTCGTGGCATGCCCGACGAGGACGACGGCGAAGGCCCGCTCGGTGACCACCATCCGCATCACCCCGTCGTCATGGCCGTAGGGTTCGGTGGCGCCTATCGGGTCCTCGCAGGTCCTGGCCAAGGCCTCGGTCAGAGCCTCGCTGGACGCAGGCGGCAGCGCGTCGTGCACCGTCGCGGCGGCAGCGTCATACCTCAGGGTGTAGAACATCCCGATCCTCGATCCACACGGGCCCGCCCGGCGACCTTACGCCACCCGTGTGATCGAAACAGTAGCCGATCAGACGCAGCCTGTTAGCAAATCCGAAGATCAGGCGGCGCCGCGGCTGCGGATGCGGGCCGCTTCTGCCATCACCTGCTCCGTGCGGTCCACCCACGTGCCCGGCGCGTCCTCGCCGCGCTCCTCAAGGGCGGCCAGCTCCTCGCCGCGTTCTACGGCGGAGCGGAGATCCGAAGCGATCTGCTGCCACTTCGCGAAGACCTGAAGCAGCAGGTGAGCGGGCGCCCGGTTGATCTCGGCGAGGAAGCGTTGCGACAGGGTGGGGTTCCCGAGCGCCTCGCAAATGCGTTCGATCGTCCACTGTCCGCCGCCAGCCATACCCTCTCCGTCCCGTAAGCCCTTTTGAGACTAGCAGTCCACACGCGAGCTTGGCTGGTTGGCTGCAAGCGCCACCCCTCGAAAACCAGGCCAGCCGAACAGAATGCATGAAAACGGAAGGTCGATACCAAGTCTCCAACTCGTGGCCGCCGGGCGTACTCCACAGCACTTCGAGCGGCACTGGCGACATGCGCTGAATCTCGGCCAGTCGCTTCTTCAGGTCGATCGTGCGGCCGATCTTCACCGTGCTGCTGCCCGGCGTCCCGATGACGTAGACCCGCTCCGAGGTCACTGCGACTCCCCGCCCGGCAACTCCTCATCGAGCCACGCCTGCACGGGCTCGAACAGCCCATACGGCACGAACTCTGAGATCTCCTCGTGTGCAACCCACGCGATCTCGGCGATCTCCTCCTCGTCGCCGACGACCGCCTCGCCGTCGAGCACCCGGCAGGCGGTGTACGACATGGCCCGGCCGGTCTTCGGGTGCACGCGCTCCCCGAGGAGCTTGATTGCCTCGACCGCCAGCCCGGTCTCCTCCAGCGTCTCCCGCACGGCCGCCTCTTCGGCGGTCTCGCCGGGCTCGATGGCGCCGGCCGGGAACTGCCAGGACAACTCACCTTCGCGCACGCGCCGCCGCACCATGAGGACTCGGCCGCTCTGGACGACGATGCCCGCGCTGATGCCCGGCTTCTCTTCGGTGGTCTGGTCGGTCACGCGGTCTCCAGGGCGGTGAGGATGGGCGGGAAGATGCGGTCGGCTGGGATGAAGCGGGTGAGCACCGAGATGGGCGCCCAGGTCACGTCGGTGTTCTCGATCGGGTCGCGATTGGTGGCCTCGCCGGCGAGATAGTCGGCCAGGTGGTAGACCGCCTCGACACCGGTCACCGGGTGGAGGCGCTGCCCGAGCTGGCGGCGGACCGAGCAGTGCACCCCGGTCTCCGCGTGGGTCTCTTGTACGGCCACGGCCTCAGGGTCGGCGCCCGGCTTGACCACTCCGGCCGGGAACTGCCAGCGGAGCGCGTCGCCGTCGCGGCGGCACACGAGCAGCACCTCGCCGGGCCGGATCACGACGGCGATTGCGACCCGGAGGGCCTGCGCAGTGACTGCGTCACCCGGGCGGGACAGCAGTGCGAACCGTCGCTTCACCGCCTCACCCGCCCTCTCCAGAGTCGTGTCGAGCACCTGCTGCATGTCGGGACGGGGGATGATCTCCGGCTGAGCGTTCCAGGTGGCGACGGTCCGCACAGCGATACCCAGATGCGCGGCGAAGCTCTCGTTGGTCATCCTCATGGCGTCCTGGAGTGCGGCAGCAGTGGCGCCGGTCCACGTCTCGACGACGTCCATCATCAGCCTCCGTCGCGCCCCCTCCTGGGCTACCGCATCTTCAGTGCACTGTCGGTGCACTATCTGCATTGCAGCCGCTCCGACACGTCATGGTGACGGCTCGTCGCCCCGAGTTGACTGGTGCTCATGCGGATCAGCATCAACGGCGAGATCGGGCTTCGGGCGGACTGGGCGCTTTGCGCCTGGCCGGCCGAGGTACCAACAGATGAACTCGCGGATGATGGCGGCCCGTTCGCTCCCCGCAGCTTTCGCTGCCACGTCGAAGTCGGCCCAGTCCTCATCCGGGATGCGGATCTGGCGCGGCTTCGTGTGGGTCGCGTTATTGGGCACCCGACAACCGTAGCCCTATGTAGCTACACAGGGCAAGGCGCCTGCCGCTTCGTGGGGGCACAAATCTTCCTCGCGGATCCACTTGCATGTAGCTACACGAGTGTGTCAGTGTGTAGCTACAAGGAACGCCCTCCAGAAACGGAGGCGGCCCCGCGAGGTGCGCCAACACCAGCCCGGGGCCTAGGTCAGACCCCTCTCTTCCAGGAGTCCAACCATGTCCATCACTCTACCGAGTCTTGCCCTCACTCAGGATTCCTCTCCCTGCTTCCCGTGGTGCGCCCACGACGGCCGGTTCCCGGGTGAGCACACGAGTGCCACAGCGACGCTGACCTTCCCGCGGAGCCGGCGAGGCCTGAACGTCCCCACGACCCCCCTGCTCGCCGCCGAGCTGTACTGGTCGGAGGAGTTCCCCCAGACCCGCGTGGGTATCGGCGCGGGCGACAACGACGGCGTCACCCTCGCCCCGGCCGAGGCCGAGCAGTTCGCCGACCGTCTGATCGCATTCGCCTTCCGCGTTCGCCGCCTCTCGCGCCTCGCCGCCGGGTCCGGCGCCTGAGCCCCGCATTCGCAGCCCTGACGGTGGCCCGCAGGCGGGTCGGCGGATTCGACTTCCGCCCAGGGCGCTCCGGCCGATCGGCCGGGACAACGCAAGGCGGCCCCTTCGGAGTTGCACCTCCTCCGGGGCCTGGTGATCAACCCGTATCCGTGGCAACGAAAACGAAGGAGATCAAGGTGAAGCCTACCCATCTGCGCCCCTGGGTGCAGGCGGCCCGCGAGATGTGGTTCGCGGCCGAACGCATGGAGCGCCACCCCGCGGTCGCGGACGTGGCCCGTCGGCTGGCCCGGGAGGCCGGATCGCCGGTGGTGACGGAGGGCATCTGGACCGCGGCGTGGCGCCGGAGCCACGCGCCCGCCGTCGTCGAGTTCCCCGTCGGCCGCAGCGTGATGGCGGTGGCGGCATGAGGAACCTCTCTGTCCTGTCCGACGGTGACGCATCCGCCTCGTCGCAGCTGGCGGCGCGGCGTAGGGCCCGCACCACGGTCGCCGAGGCCGACGAGGCGCACCGGGCCGAGCTGGTCGAGCAGCTGGTGCGGGCGATGGCCAGCGCCTCCGCGCTGGACCAGATCCGGTTCGCGGCGGTGGCTTCCGAGTACGACCGCGAGCACCCGGGTGAGCTGTCGCTGCTGGACGAGGTGCTGGCCGCGGTCGCGGGTGACGAGCTGCGGGCGGTGGCGTGATGGCGCATCCGCTGCTGCCGTACATCGAGACGTCTGGCGCCCGGGTGCGTGTGCTGCCGGTCGGCGCCGGCGTGGTGGTGGTGTCGCGGGCGGCTGTCGGCGACGGGTTCGTGGTGACGGCGTGGCGCCCCCCGACGGCGCGGGAGCAGGAGGAGGAGCGGGAGCGTCTGCGGCGCAATCCGCGGGCGCGCCGTCGGCCGGCGGCGATGGTGTCCGGGCTCCGGGATGGTCTCGCGGAGGGCGAGGTGGATGCCGCGGTCGCCACGGTCACCGGGTTCCTGCGGCAGGACCTGGCCAGCATGAAGGTGGTGCGGCTCTGATGGCGAGTCTTCTGGAGGCGCTGCGGCGCTGGGATGCCGCCTCGGCGCGCGTGCTGCGAGGCCACGGGGCGCACGGGTGCGAGGTCGCGTTGCCCGACGGGCCCGCGTGGCGGCTCACCAACACGCAGGCCGACCGGCTGGCCTATGTGCTCGACGCCGACGCTGCGCGGCTGGAGCGGCAGGGCGGTGCGCGGTGAACGATCCGTTGCTGATGGCGGTGGCCACGCCGGCGCTGCCGAGTCGGGAGTGGGGGCGGCAGACGCTGGCGCGGCGGGCGGATGAGGTCCGCGTGTGGTCGGGCCGGTCGGGGGCGCTCGTGACGGGCGCTGCGGTCGCGGAGTGCCTGTCGAAGGCGCGCGAGGCGTTGGCGCGGTCGGGTTGGGTGGCGCGCGACCGGGACCGCGGGCTGTTCGCGGCGCTGTGGGAGGGGTCGTCGGACCCGGACGCGTTGACGGCGGCGAGCACGCTGCTGGAGTTGCTGCTGGAGGTGCGGGCGGAGGCGCCCGGGCTGATCCGGCCGGACTTCGAGGCGTGGGAGGCCCGCGCGGGCCGCACCTGGCCGGAGGTCGGGGAGTTGCTGGCCGCGGCGGCGCGGTTCGCCCGCGAGCACGGCCCGCAGGGGGGTGGTGGCCGTGGCTGATCCGGCACCCACTCACCACGTGGTGGCGACGGTCCGTCTCGTGACCGGTCACGTGGCCACGCTGTGGGGCGACCTGTATGTGGCGCCCGGCACGCCGCGCAGCCGGGTCATCGAGCATCTGCTCGCCGCGGACCCGGCCAATGCCGGCGGCGAGCTGATCGAGTTCTCGATGCGCAAGCTCTGACCTCGCGGCCCGGCGGTAGCCCATCCGCCCCGGACGCCCATCCGGGGCGGGTGGAGACCCGCTGAGCACCCCGTACCCCCGCCAACCCAGACTTCCGCCCTCGCGAAAGGTCCGATGATCCGATGTTCCGACGCATCGACCGCCGCTGGAAGGCCGCCCGCACGCTGGCCGACCTCGGCACCCTGACCGCCGACTGGCTGGAGGGCTCGCTGCCTGGCGGCCATCCCGGCGGCTACGACCGGCCCGACCCCGAGACGCTGCCGCTGATCCCGACGCTCGCCGCCGCGAACCGCGCCAGGTTCGTGACCGACGTGTCGCAGCCCGGCTGGGACGGGATCGGCTACGACGGGCACCGGTGGGAGCAGCGGGCGGCGGTCGACGGGTACATCGCCGCTGGGCCCCTGCTCGACCGGATCGTGGCCGCGGCCAGCGCCGCCGGCCTGCTGGTCGAGGTCGACGGCCGCAGCATCCCGGTCACCCGCTCCCAGGGCCAGACGAAGACCGCGTTCGGCGCCCAGCCGCCGGTCAGCTACGTGCGTCACTGCTGGCCGCGGGCTGCCGTCCCCCCGATCCTCGCCGCCCACCGACTCCTCATCGCCGACCGGCGCTTCGGCCCCCACGACCGGCTTTGGCGCGTCCTCGACGAGGCGGTGCGGTGATGGGGCCCTCCCTGCCCGTGCGGGTCGCGCAGACCGGGGCGCTGCTGATGGTGGTCGTGCCGAAGGTGCACCCGCTGATGCTGCTGCCGTCGGCCCTGATCGCGGCGCTGATGCTGCCGCTGGCCACGGTCCTGGCCGCCGCCGCGGTCGCCACCTGGATCGTCGCCGGCGCCGCCCTCCCGCTGCTCGGCCTCCTCTACCGCGCCCTGATCGCCATCGCCAACTACCGCCCGGAGGTCAAGTCATGAAGTTCCGTCGCCGCCAGCAGGCCGCGCCCGAGCCCCAGCCTGTCGCGCCCCACGCCAACGTGATTGCTCGCTTCCTCACCGTCTCGGGCGCCGCGCTCGCCAACCCCGAGATCGCGGTGGTCGTCGAGGACCGCGGCGACCGCCGCGTGGACCGCTACGCCTACGCGTGCGCCGGATGCGGCGGCTCGTACAAGTCCGACGCCGAGGGGCACCTGTGTGAGCTGGCGCAGCGGCACGCCAAGGAGTGCACCGCGCTGCCCACGCCCCGCCCGTAGGTGACTCGATGAACCCGTTCCGCAGCGTCGCCAAGGCGCGAGCCGCGAGGCGGCGGCACGAGCAGCTGATGGCCGCGGCCGGCCGCCTCATCTCCCGGAAGATCACCTCCGGGTTCCGGACCCCCCAGTACGAGGCGACCACCGCTGACCTGATCGCCCTCGCGTTCGGCCGCCACCAGCTGACCATCGACGAGACCGAAGCCGACCGCTACATCGCCGCCGCCCGAGCCGAGAAAGGAGTAACCCGATGACCTGGGCCGAAGACCGGCGCGCCGACCGCGCCGCAGACGCCGAACAGCGGCGCCTCGACGAGGACGCCCGCTACCAGCGCGCGCAGGACGCGCTCAACCGCAAGGAAGAGCGGAGGCGCCTCAAGCAGGACGCCAAGGAGGAGCGGAAGCGGAAGAAGGAAGCCGCCCGCCGCTCCCGCAAGGGCCAGAAGCGCAACGCCCGTCGCACCCGCTGGGCGAAGGTCGGCCGCCGGCTCAACAACAACCCCGTCACCGTGTTCGTCGGCTACGTCATGGTCGCCGCCGTCGTCCCGGCCGTCTTCTCCCAGGTCGCCGCGCTCAACCACGCCGGCGTGTGGATGCTGCTGGCGCTGCTGCTCGCCTCGATGCTCGAAGGCGGCGCGTGGGCGCTGACGTTCATGGGCAAGGAGGCCGAGGACGCCGGGCGGCCCACCGGCCGTTTCAGGGTCGCCGCCTGGGGCACCGCGTTCGTCGCGGCCGGCATCCAGGTGTGGCACTGGGCCGCCATCGCCCCCCTGTGGGTGGCCGCCACGTTCGGCCTCTCGTCGCTGTTCGCGCTCTACCTGTGGGACCTGAAGACCCACGGCTCCAACGGGCTCACCAAGGCCGAGCGGAAGGAGCGGAAGGAGCGCGCCAAGCAAGAGAAGAAGCGTCGGCAGCGGTTCCCCGACGTGTGGGAGCGGTACGAGGACATCCTCATCGCGCACCCCTACGGCACGATCAAGCCCGAGGACGCGTGGGCCGAGGCGTGGACCGACCGGCGGGGCGCCCCCGTTTCCCAGGACAAGGACGTGCTCGGGCACCGGCAGTCCGCCGTTACCGAGGTCGGGCAGGTGCTGGAGGCGGCCGGGGTGACGCCCGAATCGCGGGCTGTCGACGCCCTCCTGACCGACCTGTTCCCTGCCCGAGGGAAGGGCGACGAGGGCCCCGCCGGTACCCCCCTACGCGGCCCCTCCGGTAAGCCCCCGAAGGGCAGCCCCGAAGCCGCTACAACCCTTGGGGGTAAAGGGAAGCAGGCCCCTCGGGCCTCCTCTGAGAAGGGTGCCGAGAGGCCCCTCGAAGAGGCCGACCTGAAGCGTGTCCGCACCCTCGCCGACGCCCTCGGCGACCTCGACAAGCTGTCGGTCCGGAAGGTGCGGGAAACGGTCGGCTGCCGCAGTGAGTACGCCATGCGTCTGCGCGACGCGGTGAAGAAGGAGAGGGGTGCGCTGTGAGCACCGAGGTTCAGCCGACGACGGTTCTTGATGTCACCCGGGTGCTGGGGCGGCGGCCCGGCGCCCCGTTCCGTGCCGCTGTGCAGGCGACCCCCGCGGGCGCGACCGACGCCTCCATCGGCACCATCCGGCAGACCGCCCCCGCGGTCGAGCAGGCGGCCGACGCCACGTTCCGGGCGCCTGCCTGGCGGCGGGCCGCGGCCGGCACCTGGCGGGTGGTGAAGACCGCCGGCGTCGGCACCGTCACCCCGGTTCGCCGGGCGTGGGGCTACCAGCAGGGAGGCGAGTTCACCCAGCAGATCCGTCTCAACGAGTTGCTCATCACCAACGAGAACGACCCGGAGCGCAAGAAGGTACTCCTCGACGAGATCGCACAGCTGCGGGCCGCGCGGGCGGCTGCGACGCACGACCGGCACCGGGAGAAGAAGACGATCGCCGGGCTGGCTGGTGGGGTGTTCGTGATGACGCTGCTGATCCTCGCGTTCGTCATCGGCCCCGTCGCCCCGGCCGCCGCCGCAGGCGCGGGCCTCGGGGGCGCCTACCTGGCTGGCCGCAAGGAGGTGCAGCAGCGGGCCAAGGCCGCTGAGCTGGCCGCCGCCAAGAACGCGGCCGCCCTGGAGCCCGGCGGCCCATCGAAGGAGGAGGTCGAGGCCGCTGTGACGGCCGCCCAAGAGGCCGGCGTCTACTCCCCTGCGATGCTGCCGCGCGGCGCCAAGCCCTACCCCATCTCGCGGGCCACCACCGAAGCGGAGGCCGCCGACTGCATCCTGCGGGCCCTCGTCAAGGAGGGCGTGCCCGTCGGCGACATCTCCGAGGTCGAGCGCAAGCCGTGGGGCTGGCAGTGCGTCGTGCGCGTCACCGAAGGAACCCCCGGGGCGATCATCAAGGTGACGGACAACCTGGAGACGCTGTTCGACACCGCCCACGGGTCGGTCCGGCCTCAGCCGATGATCGAGCGGCGGGCGTGTGCGAAGCTCCGCATCATCGAGTCCGACCCGTTCGCGTCCGCCCCGCCGCCCGAGTACCTGGCGCCGAAGTCCATCTCGATCCGGGACCGGCGCCGCATCGGCTCCAGCATCGACGGCGAGGAGCTGCTGGCCACGCTCGCCGGGGTCATGGGCGAGGTCGTCGCCGCCTCGGGCGGCGGGAAGACCGGCATCCTCCAGGCCCTCGCCGAGATCACCACCGCCTGCCGAGACGCGATCACAATCGATCTCGACCCCGCAGGCGACGGGTTGGAGGACCTCGGCCCAGCCGCGCGACTCCAGGGCCGTACCCACGAGCAGATCGAGCACGTCCTGCTGTGGCTGCTGATCCTGTGCAAGGCGCGGGCACGGTTGCGGAAGACGCTCGGCATGGGCCGCAAGTGGGCGGCCAGCGCGGAGCACCCGTCGATCGTCGTGTTCATCGACGAGTACCCGAAGCTGTCGAGGCTGGCCAAGAAGCTGGCCTGGGATCTTCTGCTCGTCGGCCGCAAGGAGGCAGTCCCGGTTGTGTTTGCGTCCCAGGGCGGCACCACCGCCTACCTGGGCGAGAACATCGCGCAGATGCTCGCGATGAAGATCGTCGGCCCGTGCAAGAAGGTCGACACCGCCGCCGTGTTCGGCGACGGCTCCGCGGCCGAGGGCTGGCTCCCGCACCGGCTGGCGCCCGCGACGGACACGGACCCACGCGACGCCGGCCACGTCTACGCCCAGGGGATCCCCGGCACGCAGGATGCCCCCGTCGAGTACAAGATCCACGAACACGCGAAGGGGATGCTCGCGAAGCTCGCCGACGAGCGGCGCGACGCCGGCCTCCTCGACCCGGACCCCGACTCACTCCAGGCCATGGCCGACGTGGACCTGCCGGACTACGTGCTCCCCGAGTTCGATGTTGAGGGAAACCTGAAGAAGGAAGCCCCAGTCGATCTGCTGACGTGGGAGCAGCTGCTGCGACTGTGCGAGGCCGACCCGCCGGCCGAGGCGATCACCCCGGACACCCCGGCGCGGCAGGCCGCCCGCAAGGCGATCGCCGTTCTCGATGAGAAGGGCGTCGACCGGGCGCGCACGGAGCCGCTCGCCGAGGCCCTCGGACTCGGGCCCGACACGCTGCGCGGGCTGCTGCGCGAGCTGGGCCTGGAGCCCGTCCAGTTGGGCGCGTTCGACGGCCGGAGCAACCCCCGCGGCTACCGCCTGGAGGACCTGGAGCGGGCGATCTGACCCGCCCGTTACGCCCTGGTATGTCTGCTGCTAGAGGGCTGCTAGCCGCCGCTACGCCGCAGGTCAGCGACTGCTAGGCCCCTGCTACCGCACCACTAAACGATCTTCGGATAGCACCCGCCTAGCACCCTCATAGCAGCCCCTGACCTGCGCTTTAGCAGCCGACAGCACCCAGCTAGCACCAGACGAACCACCACAAACCGAGAGGAGACATCATGTCCCACTTGACCACCCCTGAGGCCCTGATCGACCGCTACGCCGCTGACATCGCGTTCGTCACGGAGACGCCGGCCGCCACCACCCCTGAGGCCCTGATCCAGCAGCTCGGCGTGGCCGCGGACCGCCTGGGGGCCGCCGACATCATCGGCGCCGAGGACATCGGCGCAGCCGCCAGCTACCTGGCGGACGCGCTGGCCGCCGAGCCGGGCCGGGAGCGGCAGATCCTGCTGCGGCGGGCCGCCCGGCACCTCGCCGCCGCCGACGACGCGGTCGACGAGTACCGGGAAATGGTCTGAGCCATGAGGAGCCCTCTCGACGCGGTCCGTGACCTGATCGCCGAGACCACCACCCAGCGCGCGCTCGACCGCCGCATCCGCGAGGCCGTCCGCACCGACCCGGACGCCGCCCTGATCTTCCAGTCGGCCCACGGCCGCCCCCAGCGGTTCGCCCGCCACGTAGGCGACCCCCGCTTCGACCAGCGATCCGCCGAACTCCAGCAGTACGCCGAGGTCAAGGTCGCCAAGGGCGAGTTCCACCTGTTCCGCAAGCTCTTCCGCTGACGCCAACCCAACTACTGAAGGAGAAAATCATGCCCAAGCCGACCGCCGTCGCCCGCATCGTGAAGCTCACCCCCCCGAAGATCAAGCGGCGGCCGTCCGACCGCCAGCGGGCCCGCGAGTTCGCCCGCAGCGTCGAGGAGGGCCGCGTCTACTACGTCGTCGACCTTCTCGTCGGCGGCCCGGACGCCGGGACCCGGGTCGTGTCCGAGAGGCAGTTCACGAAGAAGCCGCTCGTCGGCCTCATGTCCGGCAGCTGCTCGCCTGAGCAGCTGTGGCTCCAGTACGGCCGCGTCTACACCGATCGCGGGCACCCCGACATCCGGCGCTTGCCCACCACGGTCGAGATGGCGGAGGAGGCCGAGAAGATCGGCGCCGGCATGCTCAACTCGCCCGGCTGGGCCGAGGCTATCGGCCAGGCCGGCGCCGGCACCCGCTTCCGCTCCACCTGGTAACTCAGCCCGGGGCGCCCCTCTTGCCGCCAAGCACCGGGGCGCCCCCGCACCAACCTGCATCCACCAACGTAGACACGGAGGTGTCCACATCATGCCCAGCCGCGCCCCGACGCGCGACCTCGGGATCAGCCCCGCAGCCCTCGACCAACTGTTCGCCGACCTGGACCGCTACCTGGCCCAGCACGCCCCGCGGACCGACACCGGCCTTGTCTCGGCCAGCGTCGACGAGCTCATCGCCCAAGCCGGCATCCAGACCGGCCCCGCCCCGCTCCCGCGCCGGGGCTGGCTGCTGCGACGGGCCGCCGCCCCCTCGATCACCGTCGCGCAGCACATCGACCTCATCGCCGAGGTCATCCAGCGCTACGGGTGGGCCCAGAACACCACGTGGGACGGCCAGCGGCGGTGCTGCATCGTCGGCGCCCAGCATCTACTCATCCACTACGGGTACGGAGACCGCGACCTCGGCAGGCGCGCCGGGGACTGGCTCAACCGCCAACTCGGCGGCGGAGTCAACTACGTCCAGTGGCAGAACAATCGGTGGCGCACGAAGCAGCAGGTGCTCGACATGCTGCGCACCGCCGCCGCCAACGCGCGGACGGCGGGCGTGTGATGGCCGAGGTGTTCGCCTTGCTTCTGGTCGGCCACTGGCTGGCCGACTACCCCGGGCAGACCGACAGGCAAGCCAAGCGCAAGGCCGGATGGACCGAAGGGAAGGACGACCCGCACCCGGGCAGGCACCATCACGGCTGGGGCGCCAACCTCACGCACGCCGGCACTCACGTGGCGATCTGCGGAGTCCTCCTCGGCATCGGCGCCGCCCTCCTGCCGGAGGTCACGCTGCACCCGGCCCCCACGGTCGCGGCCCTCGCCTGGATCGGGGCGACCCACAGCGTGATTGACCGCAGGTGGCCCGTCCGCTGGTGGATGGAGAACACCGGGCAGGCCGAGTACCTCGCCCGCGGCGGAGCGCAGCACGTCGACCAGGCCGCACACGCACTCGCCCTCCTCGTCGCCGCCGTCGGCCTCGCCGCCTAACCCCCACCCCGGAGGAGAACACGATGCCCGCCCAGCTCCGAGCCTGCTACGTCGCCGTCTGCGACGTCCCCGGCTGCGGCTACGAGTACGACGAGAACGCCGAGTTCGTCGGCTACTACGACACCCCCGAGGAGGCCGTCGAGCACGCCACCGAGGAGGCCTGGGACCCGAGCGAGCGGTTCACCCTGCTCCGCGACGGGCGCCTCGCCTGCCCCAAACAGGACGCCGCCCACGACACCGCCCGGCGCGTCCTCGCCGCGCTCCCCGGACAACTCGCCATCGCCCCGGTGCTTGACAATGACCAGCGGCGAAGCGATCATCTGATCTCATAGATGCAGTGCGCTCAAGGGCCACCCCCACCGGGTGGCCCTTCGTCGTTCCCAGGGAGGTGACCATGCCCCGGCTCGTCGACGCGAGGGGCGCCGCCTACTGGACCGGCCGCTCGCCCGGCACCATCTGGCGATGGGCGAGCGAAGGGCGCATCGCCAGCCACGGCGGCCGGTACGACCTCGAGCAGCTGCCGCACGCCGAACGCGACGACCTGACCCGGCAGATCACCTACCTGCCTCCGGCGCCCCCGCTCCCCGCAGGCGCGCGCGCCGCGTAGACCACCGTGGCAGGTGGGCGATGGGTGAGGAGCCGCCCGGGTTGGGCTCCGGGCGGCGCCCGTCCGTCACAGAACCATCACACCGGCCACACGTGCGGGTCAGGCACGGCAGGCTGACGGCATGTCACACACCCGCACCCGCCTCGCGCTCGCCGCCGGCATCACCACCATCCTCCTCACCCTCGGCGCATGCGGAGGCGACGACAACAGCGACGACCAGGCCGCCCCGAGCGACACACCCGACGCCGCCGAGGCCCTCGAACAAGCCGTCCGCGACTACATCGCGGCCAACACCACCGGCGACGCTGACACCGGCTGGGGCTTCGTTTCCGCCCGGTGCCAGCAGCTCTGGGGGCGCGCGGAGTTCGAGCAGCGCGTCCAGACCGCCACCGACCTCGTCGGCCCGCAGGACGTCGACAGCATCCACGTCGACCAACTCGCCGGCGACCTCGCCCGCGTCACCTACACAGTCGGCGCCCCCGAACTCAACCGCCAGCAGCAGCCCTGGGTCCGCGAGGGCGGCACCTGGCGATACGACGACTGCTGACACTCCAGGAGGCCCCCGTGCTCGAAGGATGGCTCCACCGAACCGGCATCGCCCGCACACTGTGCAGCCGCAGCACCTCAAGCAGCGGGGCCCTCACAGTCCTCATCGAATCGCGCCGCTGGACACCTCGGCCGCTCGTAGCCTGGGCCGCGAAGCAGCACCTCCTGCTCGCGCATCCAGCCAAGGCGGCCGAGGCGCACATGGCTGGCGTCGACCGACACCCCGTCGCCCTCAGCGGCAAGCGTCGATGGGACCTTCGCTACGAACCGGGCACCCCACGAACACGAAGGAGAGCGTAGCCGTGGCAGACACCCACCCCGGCGAGGGGGACGCCGAGACGCTGCGCCGCTACTGGACCACCGGCGAAGGAGCCGCGAAGATCCGCTGGGGGACGCCCGGCGACTTCGACCGGTGCGTCCGCCGGCTGGAGAAGTACATGCCCGGCCGCGCCGAGGGCTACTGCAACCTCCTCCACCACCGCGCCCTCGGCATCTACCCCGCCACCCACGCCAAGCAGGAGCGAGGCGGCTGATGGCGTGGTCGAGCAGTGGCCGGAGGGCCCAACTCCCCAAGGGCTGGTCGTCGCGAATCGTGCCGCGCATCCTCGCCCGAGACGGACACCGCTGTGTCGCCCGCCTCACCGACGGCACCAGGTGCACCGAGACCGAGCGGCTTGAGGTCGACCACATCGGCGACCCGCTCAACCACGGCGACGCCAACCTCCAGACGCTGTGCCGCCGGCACCACAAGCGGAAGACGCAGGCCGAGAGCGCCCAGGCCCGGCGTGCCCGGCCCAAGGAGCGGCGCAGGCGGCCGGCCGAGCGCCATCCAGGACTCCTCTGACCCTCACATCGCGCCGCATAGTCATGCGTGATCCGCATAGTCATGCGCGCGGAGGGTGGGGAGGGACCCCTAACGATCATGGTCCCGGACCGCAAGCGTGTAGCCGCTCGCCCTCAGTACGGGTCTGGGCGATCCAGGCACCCAGCGTGACCCCGCCGGGTGCATAGCCATACAGAGGGGGTGGTCGCCGTGGCCGGTCGAGGCCCCGCCCCGAAGGACCCGAAGCGCCGAGCCCGGCGGAACGCGGACGCGCAGCAGCAGACGGTGCTGCGGTTCGAGCAGGCCGAGCCGCCCGAACTGCCCACGCTCCAGGTCGAGCAGGACGGCAAGCTGGTCGAGTTCACCTGGCCGCACCGCACGGTCGAGTGGTGGGAGATGTGGAAGGCCAGCCCGCAGGCCGAGCACTTCAGCAGCACCGACTGGGACTTCTTGTTGGACACCGCGTTGGTGCACGCACGGTTCTGGACGGGGAACCTGGCGGCCGGCGCCGAGCTGAGGCTCCGCGTCGCGAAGTTCGGCGCCACGCCGGAAGACCGTGCCAGGCTCAGGATGCAGTTTGCCCAGGCCGACGAGGCCGATTCCCGCCGCCCGGCCGGCGCGTCTTCCCGAGAGCGCTACGGAGACCTCAAGGTGCTGCCAGGAGGCGGCGATGCCGTGGCGGGGTCCTAGCTACCCGGGCGAGCTGCCGACGCTCGGCTGGTCGGTGCTGGACTGGATGGGCGAGATGCTCGCGACGCCGGACCGGTCGGAGTACGAGCCGCTGGTCCTCACGCGCGAGCAGGCCCGTTTCGTGCTCAACTTCTATGCCCTGCACCCTGCGACGGGCCGGCGGAAGTACCGCCGCGGGGTGTTGAGCAGGCCGAAGGGCTGGGGGAAGTCCCCGATCCTGGCGGCGATCGCCTGCGCGGAGGCGCTGGCGCCGGTGGTGCCGGACGGCTGGGACGCGGCTGGCGAGCCGGTCGGGAAGCCATGGGCCGAGGTGCGCACGCCGTGGGTGCAACTGGCTGCGGTCTCGGAGGACCAGACGCGTAACGCGTGGGCGCCGCTGCTGGAGATGCTGCGTGAGGGGCCGGCGGTGGATGAGTTCTTGGGGCTGGAGCCTCTGGAGACGTTCGTCAACCTCCCGAAGGGCCGGATCGAGTTCGTCACCTCGGCCGCGACCAGCCGCGAGGGCAACCGGCCGGTGTTCTGCGTCCTGGACCAGACCGAGGAGTGGACGGGCAGCAACGGCGGCCGGAAGCTGGCGGCGACGCTGCGCCGGAACCTCGGCAAGACCGGCGGCACGAGCATCGAGTCGCCCAACGCCTTCGTCCCGGGCCGAGGCTCGGTCGCCGAGGAGTCCGCGGAGTACTGGAAGCGGATCCGAGAAGGCCGGGCGCGCGACGACGGCCTGCTCTACGACCACCGCGAGGCGCCCCCAGAGACGGACCTGACCGACCGGGAGTCGCTGCTGGCCGGGCTGGCGCATGCCTACGGGGACTCGGCCGAGCCGGCCGGCGGCTGGGTGGACCTTGAGCGGCTGATCGCGGAGATCTGGGACCCCGCGACTGACCCGCAGAACGCCCGCGCCTACTACCTGAACCAGATCACCCACGCCACCGACAGCTGGTTGTCCCAGCCGGAATGGGCGGCCTGCGCGGCGCCGGAGAAGGTCGTCGCCGACGGGGACACGATCGTGCTGGGCTTCGACGGCTCGCGCCGCCGGAACCGCGGCGTGACGGACGCGACCGCCCTGATGGGCTGCCGCGTGAGCGACGGGCACCTCTTTCAGGTGCGGGTGTGGGAGCAGCCGGACGGCCCGGCCGGGGACGGCTGGGAGGTGCCGGTCGCCGAGGTGCTGGCCGAGGTCGACGGGGCGTTCAGGCGCTGGAAGGTGATCGGGTTCTACGCGGACCCGGCGAAGTGGGAGAGCCACATCGCCTCCTGGGAGGCGAATTACGGCGGCCGGCTGCGGGTGAAGTCCTCGCAGGCGCACCCGATCGAGTGGTGGATGACGGGTGGCCGGGCGAACGCGATTGTCCGCGCCACGAGGTCGCTGCACGACGCGGTGGTGGACAGGGAGCTGACGCACTGCGCCTCGGGGGCGCTGACCCGGCACGTGCTCAACGCCCGCAGGCGTGAGTCGCGGGCCGGCATCCAGATCGCGAAGGAACACCCGGACTCACCGCGGAAGATCGACGCCGCGGTCGCCTCCGTCCTCGCGTGGCAGTGCCGCCTTGACGCCCTGGCGAAGGGCGAGACGACGAAGGAGCGCTCCGGCGCCGTCTACTTCATGTGAGGGGGTGGTCACCGTGACGAGCCCCGTGCAGAATCCGGCCTACGAACTGGACGCGGAGCTGGAGCTGCCGCTGGCCGGCGCCGAGCGGGGGGCGCAGCAACGCGCCGAGCACGCCCTGGCTGGTCTCCGGCGGGATCAGGCGATCCTCGACACGATCGACCGGTACATCCGCGGCGAGCACGCCGGCCCGTACATGCCGCGGACGGCGACGAAGGAGTACCGCCTGCTGGCGAAGCGCGCGATCTCCAACTTCTTGCCGATGGTGATCGCGGCCCCGTCGCAGGCGTTGAGCGTGGAGGGTATCCGCCGGTCCGGTGGTGCGGACGATGCCCCAGAGTGGGCGTCCTGGCAGGCGAACCGGCTGGACGAGCGGCAGGCCGCGGTCTATCGCGCGGCGATCGGCTACGGGCACGCGTTCGTCGTCGTGCTGCCGGATCGCGCAGACGCCGGTCGGCCGGTGGTGCGGACGGTGTCGCCGCGCTGCATGTGGGCCGCCTACGAGGACCCGGCTGCCGACGAGTGGCCGCTGTACGCGCTGGAGTTGCCCCGCCTGCCTGGCGAAGAGCGGGTGCAGGGCTGGTTCTACGACGATGTCGCGGTGTACCGGGCGGTGGCGTCGAGTGAGGGCGTGATCCTCTCGGAGCGGCGCGCGCACGGCGCTGGGGTCTGCCCGGTGCGGAGATTCGCGGCGAGCGTGGATCTGGAGGGCCGCACGACGGGCGTCGTGTGGCCGCTGATCCCGCTGCAAGACCGCCTGAACCAGACGATCTTCGACCTGTTGATCGCACAGACCTATGGCAGCTTCAAAGTCCGGTGGGCGACCGGGATGGCGCCCCCGCTGAAGCGCGACCCGGAGACCAAGGAGCCGCTGCTGGACGCGGACGGCAACCCGATCCCCAAGCCGGTGCCGATGGATTCGTCCCGGCTGCTGATGGCGCCCGACCCGGACACGAGGTTCGGCACCCTCGATGAGACGCCGCTCGGCGGCTTCATAGAGAGCGTCGAGATGAGCCTCAAGCACCTTGCCGTCGTGAGCCAGGTGCCCCCCCACTACCTGCTCGGCGACATGGTCAACCTCAGCGCGGAGGCCCTGGCCGCGGCAGAGACGACCCTGATGCGGTGGGTCGGCGAGTTGCAGCGCTCCTTCGGTGAGGCGTGGGAGAGCGTGCTGCGGCTGTGCGCCCGGATCACGGGCGACGCGGCCGGAGCGGAGGACACATCCAGCCAGATCGTATGGCGCGACCCCGAGTCGCGCAGCTTGGCGCAGACGGTGGATGCCTTGGGCAAGGCCGTGCAGATGCTCGGCGTCCCGAAGCGTGCGGCCTGGACACAGCTGCCCGGGTTCACGGACACCGACCGGGTGACGTGGCCTGAGCTGGCCGCCGAGGAGGCTGCACAGGCCGACTCCTCCGCGCGGCTGGCCGAGTCCCTGACGCGTGCCTCCCGCACTGTCGGGGGCGACGGTGGCGCCTGAGCCGGGCGGCGGCATGACGGAGGCCCACCGCCGCGGGCAGGTGCGCATCGCTGCCGACGCGGCCCGCGAGATCCGGGAGTCGTGGCTGGGCGTGTCGCCTACCGACTTGGAGCCGACGTCTCGATCATGGCTTGGCAGGGCGATCCCGCTGCTACGCGGCTTCCGCCGGCGTTCCCGGCGCCTGTCGGGCGCGTACTTGCGGCTGCTGCGCGGGCAGCGCACCGGCCGCACCCTGCCGCCCCTCGACCCGGGCCCGGACCGGCGCGAGGTGCGGCTCGGCGAGCTGCGGGAGGAGTTCTACCGGTTGGCCGGCGAACCCAGGCCCCGGCCACGCGATGACGACACGGTGCGCGTCACCGTGGACGACTTCGAGTGGCCAGACGGGGACGAGGAGGGCGACGACCGCGCCGCCACGGTCTCCCTGATCGTCACCGGACCGGTGCGCGCGCAGGACGGCATCACCCGAGTCCAGGGCGCCGCAGAGCGCGGGCGTCTGGACGCGCCGGCCGTGCTGGCCGAGCTGGATGCGGTGATGCGGGACGCCGGGGCGACCGCCGCGGCGGCAGCGGATCGTGAGGCGCAGCGCGGCGGCCGGGACCTGATCGCCTCCTACGCCGCGGCGGACCGGGCGGTCGTCGGCTGGGCGCGGGTCACGGACGGCGATCCGTGCTGGTTCTGCGCGATGCTCGCCTCCCGCGGCGCGGTGTATCGGTCGCAGTGGCGGGCCCGCTACACCGGCCAGACCCGGCGCGGCGCGCAGCGGCCGGACCGGATGCCCGATGGCTGGCAGGACTGGGCGCCGGAGCGGCTCGCCGACTGGGAGGCCGAGCAGGGCCTCAACCGGTTTCACGACAACTGCCACTGCACCCTCGTGCCGGTCTACTCCCGGGACGGCTGGGTACCGGAGACGTCCGCCGAGTGGCGGCGCCTGTACACGGACTCGACTCGCGGTCTCGCGGGTCCTGACGCGCGGGCCGCGTTCCGCCGCGCGATCGAGGAGCGGCGCCGCCAACAGCGCGCCGCGTAGCACAACCTGAGGGCCGCCCTGGAGGCGCCCCGCATCCCCTTGTTGCCCTGGAGGCAGTGACCCATGTCCACCCCTACGCCCGCCCCGGCCGAGCCGACGGCGGACTCGACCCCGGCGCCCGAGCCCACCGACGGGCCGACGCCTCCCGAGCCGACACCGGCTCCTACCCCCGCGCCGGCGCCCCCTGCGGCTCCCGCGCCCGCCCCTGAACCGGCTCCCGCGCCCGCCCCGGAGGCGGACGACGAGCCGTTCGACCGCGAGCGGGCCATGGAGAAGATCCGCAAGACCAACTCCGAGGCCAAGGGCCTGCGTAAGCAACTCGACGACCTGAAGGCGCAGTTGGAATCCCGCGTGGATCCCGACGAGGCTAAGGCGGCGATCGCCTTGGTCGAGACGAATGCTGCCCGGGAGGTGGCCCGAGTCAAGGTCGGGCACCGCTACGGGCTGCCCGAGCAGCTGATCGAGCTGCTGAAGGGTGACACGCCCGAGGAGATCGAGGCCCACGCCAAGCAGCTCGCCCCGCTGATCGGCGGCGGGGGTGCCGCGCTGGGACGCGGCGGCCTGGACCCGACCGAGGGCCCGGTCGAGACCGATCCGAAGAAGCTCGCCGCGAAGATCCCGCGGCTCCACTGACTACCCGCCCCCTGCCTGGGGCGTGACCCCAAGGAGGGGAAATGGCAAACAGCTTCCTGAAGCCCGAGGTCATCGCGGCTACTGCGCTCGGTCTGCTGCAGCGCGAGATCGTGCTGCCGCGGCTCGTCTGGAACGACGCCGTCTCCGATTTCGCCGGCGCCAAGAACGACACGGTGTCGATCCGCGTGCCGGGGCGTCTCCAGGCCCGCGAGTACGGGTGGCGGAACAACAGGGCCAGCGAGATCGTGCTGGACGAGCTGACCGAGACAAAGATCGACGTCACCCTCAACCACGACATCTACAGCGCGGTCGCGGTCACCGACGAGGAGCTGACCCTCGACATCCGCGACTTCGGGGTGCAGGTCCTGTCCCCGCAGACCTACGCGGTGGCCCGCGCGGTCGAGGATCTGCTGGTGACGACGATCGAGGGCGCGACCTACGCGACCACGATCACCGTGGACCCGTCCGACCCGTGGGGCGGCGCCGTCGACGCGCGCACCGCGCTGAACAAGGCCGAGGTGCCCAGGGACGGCAGGACGCTCCTGGTGGGCGCCGACTTCGAGGCCGCGATGCTGAAGCAGGACCTGCTGAAGCGGGTCGACGAGTCGGGCAGCGACGACGCGCTGCGCGAGGCCATGATTGGCAGGTACGCCGGGTTCAACGTCGTCGGCTCCAACGCGATCGACCCCGGCACCGCCTACGCCTTCGTCCGGTCGGCGTTCATCTTCGCGATGCGCGCGCCCATGGTGCCGTCCGGCGTGGCGTTCGGGCAGTCCACCTCGGACCAGGGCATCGCGATGCGCTGGATCCGGGACTACGACGCCACCCGGCTGCGCGACCGGTCCGTGCTCAACACCTTCATCGGGAGCGCGGTCGTGATGGACAACGCCGCCGCGGCAGGCGACCCGGAGAACCTGGAGCTCGTGCGCGCGGTCAAGCTCCAGCTCGCCGGCAGCGGTTCCTGACCCTGGGGAGGAGGTGATCCGCGATGGTTGAACCGCTGGCGACGATCCCCGAGTTGGAGGCGCGGCTCGGGTACACGCTGACGGGCGCGGAGCTGGCGCAGGCGCAGGCGGCCCTCGCGGACGCCTCCGCCCTGGTGCGCTACTACGGCGCGGCGTGGGCCGACCCGGCGACCGCGCCGGACCTGGCGCGGACCATCACTCTGGCCGCGGCCGAGAGGCGGGTGCGCAACCCCGAGGGCTACCGGGCCGAACTGGACGGCAACTACCAGTACCAGCTGCCTGCCTCCGCGCCGACCGGCGTGGCGCTGAGCGACGCGGAGATCGAGCAGCTGCGCGACCTGGCCGGCCGCGCCGGGCTCGTGTCGGTGGAGGTGCAGCGGCCGGTGCGGGTCGATGACACCTGGTATGCGCCGGTGGCCGGTGGCGGGGACCCGATTCCGTGGGGCGCTCCGGGGGACCCTGGGGCGCCGCGGTGAGCCGACGGCTGCGGGTGATCGCCCGCCTCCACGGCTACCCCCCGGACCACAACGCCGGCGCGGAGTGGGCCACCCACGAGATGCTCGCCGCCCTCGCGGGCCGCGGGCACGACGTGCGGGTGCACCTGTTCCGCAGGGCACCGATCTGGGGCCGGTACTCGCTGGATGGGGTGCAGGTGTGGCCCGCCGGCGTCGCCTCCCGCACGCCCCGGGCGCTGGCGGCGGGGGCGGACGTGCTGGTGAGTCACCTGGAAGGTGTGCCGTATGTGCGGCAGGCCGCCGAGACGGCCAGCATTCCCGCGGTCAGCATCTGTCACAACACCTTCGACCAGACGTTCGCCGAGGCGGCGGGGATCGACCTCGCGGTCTACAACAGCCAGTGGATGCGGGAGTACGCGGGGAAGTGGTTCGCGGACGAGACCCGCGGCCAAGCGCCGCCGGCCCGCTCGCTGGTGGTACGGCCGCCGGTGTGGGCCGCGGACTACGCCACCACTCCCGGCGACCGCGTCACCCTGGTGAACCTCAACGAGAACAAGGGCGGCACGATTTTCTGGGAGTTGGCGGCCCGGATGCCGGACGTCGAGTTCCTGGGCGTCAAGGGCTCCTACGGCGACCAGATCGTGCGCCGGGGTCTGCCGAACGTCGAGGTCCTGGAGCACATCCCCGGCAGCAGCATGCGGGAGCGGGTGTACGCCCGCACGCGGGTGCTGCTGGTGCTGTCCGAGTACGAGTCGTGGGGGCGGGTCGCGGCCGAGGCCATGGCGTCGGGGATCCCGGTCGTCGCGCACGCCACCCCGGGCCTGACCGAGTGCCTCGGCCCGGCGGGGTACTTCGTGGACCGCGGCGACCTGGCGGCCATCGAAGCCACCGTGCGGCGCCTGCTGAAGCCAAGATCATGGAACGCCGCCGCGAGGAAGGCTCGGGCGCGCTCGGCCGAACTCGACCCCACGGTCGAGCTGGAGGCGTGGTGTGAGGCGGTGGAGGAGGTGGCCCGGTGAGCCTCCTGGACCACGGCACGGAGACCATCACCATCTATCCCGCGGGGCCGCCCCGGCCCGACGGCACCCGGGGCCCGGCTGGTGAACCCGTAACGATGCGCTGCCGGGTCCAGCCCATCGCGTCCGACTCGCCCGGTGTCGAGGGCTACACCACCACCACGACGTACCGAATCCTGGCCCGCGAATTGCCTGCGGGCCCGTGGGATCGGGTGGCGTGGCGCGGCTCGGACTGGACCGTGACGGGCCAGCCGGAGCAGTACCGCGGATCGCGACGCACCCGCCACGACACCGCCACCATCCGACGGAGGTGATCTCGTGGCCACCCTGGCACGCAACCTCGACTCGATCATCGCGCACATGCGGGGCGTCGTGGACGCCGTCGCCGACGAGGCCGAGGAACGGGCCGCGCGCATCCGGGCGGTGGCAGCCGCGCACCAGCGCAGCGGCCGTTTCTACGCCTCCATCAAGACGGCTCCCCGCGGCCCGGACACCCTGATCTACAGCGACGATCCGGCGGCGCTGTCCATCAACTACGGGCACCGGGCGCCGGACGGCCGCATGGTGCCTGGTATCCACGCGTTCGAGGCGGGGCTCACGTGACCGCCGTGCTGCCCGACCTCGACGTCCTCGTGCGCGAGGCGCTGACGGCCGCACTGCCGGACGCGAGCGTGTGGTCGCTGTGGCCAGAGGACTGGGCTGCGCGCCTGCCGCTCGTCGTCGCGCACCGCATCCCCGGCGGGGGCGCCCCCGATCCCCGCTTCCTGGACGGCGCCCTGGTCGATGTGCAGACCTGCGCCGCCGATCGCGACGCAGCCTCGCTGCTGGCCCGCCGGGCCCGGGCCGCGCTGTGGGACGCGTGCGAGGCCCAGTTCGCCAGCGCGGCGGCCGGCGGCTACCTCAGCCGGTTCGCCAGCGAGTTCGGCGGCCCAACGGAACTGCGCACCGGCGATGACGCAGTGCTGGCCGCAGACGCCTTCCGTTTCCAGGCCACCTACAGCATCCAGGCCCGCCCGGCGCGGGACTCCTGACCATTCACTCGCCGCTCGGGACCAGCGGCCCTTCCTGCCCGCGTGCCGCGGGGATTGGAGACCGCCACCATGGCACTCGACAACGCCGCAGTGCTCAAGCCGGGCACCGGCTACATCTACCTCGCCGACCCCGACACGGCGAAGCCCACCGTCACGGACCCGCTCGCCCCAGGTCCGGGCTGGTCCAACCTCGGCCACACCAGTCTCAGCAACGGCATCAGCTTCGGCCGGGACGGCGACACCCCGGAGACGCTCGGCAGCTGGCAGAACCCGGCGCTGCGCACGACGGACCCGACGATCACCTACACCCTCACCATCAACGCCCTCCAGGCGTCGGTCGAGACGTATCAGCTGTACTTCGGCGCCGGCCCCGAGGCCGTCCAGCCGGACGGCAGCTTCCGCATCCCCGCCCGGCCGACTGCACAGGTCCGGGCCCTCCTGGTGATCGCCGTGGACGGGACGGTGTTCCTCCCGCTGTGGCACCCGCGGGTGTCGCTGGTCGGCTCGGACGCGATCACCTTCGACCCCAACGCGCTGGCCGAGTTCCCCGTCACCGCGACCTTCCTGGGCTCCTCGCTCCTCGACGGTGCACTCGGCGAGTGGGCCGTCCTCGGCTCCGGCGGCTCCGGCTCCTGATCTCCCGCCCGCCCGGCAGGTCCCGCCGGGTGGGCGGGCCAACCCGACGGGACCACCCTGATGGAGGGACCTCATCATGGCGAGCATCGCCGAGCTTCGCGCGGAGGCGGAGCAGCGCTTCATCGACTACCCGATCGACCTCGACGACGGCGCAACGGTACGGCTGCGCAACCTGCTGCGCCTGGACGACAAGGGCCGGACGACGGCGCAGGCCCTGCTCGGAGCCATCAACGAAACCAACGGCGCCGACTCCGACGACATGTCCAGGATCGGCCTCCAAGAGCGCGCGATCCGGGACTTCCTCCTCCTCGTCGCTGACAAGCCTGACACTCTACGGGCCGAGGTTGAGACCTGGGACCTGCCGCTGCTCCTGCTCGTCATCGAGCAGTACACGGAGACCACCCAGCTCCCGGAAGCGCCCAGCTCGGCCAGCTGATCGACGACGGGCACGGCGCCGCGCTCCGCTACGACCTCCAGCGCATCGGCCTCGACCTGGCCGACGTGTGGCGGGGCACGCTGGCGCCGCGCCGTGTCGTCGACCTGGTCGAGCACCTCCCCGACGACTCCGCCCTCGCCGCGAGCGTGCGGGGCGGCCCGGCGCACCGGGCGTGGGACGTGCAGACGCACCTGCTGGCCGCGCTAGTGGATGGCGTGCACCTGGCGGCGTGGGTGACCGCGCAGGCCAACAGCAAGCAGCGCATCACCCGACCGCGGCCGGTGCCCCGCCCCGCAGCGGAGCAGCCGGCTGCCGAGGCGAAGCCCCTGGACCTGTCGCGGCATCCAGACGCGCGCCCCATCCCTGAGCAGTACCTGGCGGCCATGGCCAGCTGAGACCACTGAGGGGCGGGTGATCACACATGGCCGGCCCCGGCGGTGTCGAGCGCGGGCGGATCTCGATCCGCGTGCTGCCCGACACCAGCAATTTCGCCACGTCGCTCCAGCGGTATCTCGACCGGGTGGAGCGACGCGCCCAGGTCAAGGTCGCGGCCGTGCCGGACCTGACTGGGTTCGCCGCCGACCTCCGCGCACGCCTGTCGACGCTGCGCTCCAGCATCAAGGTGCCCGTGGCGCCGGACACCGCCGGCTTCGCCGCGCGGCTGCGAGCCGGTCTTTCGGGCGCGGCAGCGCAGATCGAGGTGCCCGTCGTCCCGAGGACGGCGGGATTCGCGGGCCGCCTGAGGGCGGATCTGGCGGGTGTCTCTCCTCGCGTTGATGTCCCGGTCGTCCCGGAACTTAGCGGCTTCGCGTCGCGCTTGCGCGCCGAGGTCGGGAGAGCTCGGCCCCGCATTGAGGTGCCGGTCGTCCCGGATGTCTCGCGTCTCGCCGCCGATCTGCGACGGGCCGTGGCTCGTGAGCGGGCCCGCATCGAGGTGCCGGTCCGCCTTGATCTGGCGCGCGGCGAGATCGCCCGGCTACGGCTCGCCCTGTCCCGGGCCCGCATCCGGGTGCCGGTGCGTCTCGATCTCGCGCGGGCGGAGATCGCACGGCTGCGGGCGTCACTGACGTCCGGCCGCACGAGGCTGCGGCTCCCGGTGCGGCTGGAGGTCTCCCGCGCGGAGATCGCACGGCTGCGGCGGACCCTGGCGGGGCTGCGTCCGCGCCCTGTGGTGCGCACCGGGCTGGACGCCGATCGGGGGGCGTTGCGCGCCCTGGCCGGCGGTCTGGCGGGCATCGGGTCGCTGGGGTCGTCGGCTGCGTCGTCGCTCGGCCGTGTGGGCGGTGCGGCGCTGGGGGCCGCCCGCAGTATCGCGGTGATCGGCTCCGCTGTGGGCGCGGCGCTCGGCCCGGTCAGCGGCCTGGCGGGGCTGATGGTGAGCATCGCCCCCGCGGCAGGGCTGGCGGCCACGGGCATCACGGCGGCGGTCTCGGCAGGGGCTGCCCTGAAGATCGGCCTTTCGGGCGTCGGCGACGCCGTCACCGCGGCGTTCGACACCAGCGACCCCGAGGCGTTCGCGGAGGCGCTGAAGAAGCTCAGCCCCAACGCCCGCGCGTTCGTGCGTGAGCTCCGCGGCATGAAGCCCGCGCTGGACGCGCTGAAGCAGTCGGTCCAGAACCGGCTGTTCACCGAGTTGGATTCGACGTTCCGGCGGACGGCGCAGACCACCCTGCCGATCCTCCAGAATGCCCTGACCAACTCGGCTGGTGCGCTCAACCTCATGGGCAGGCAGGTCCTCAACACCGCCACCGGGCTCGGCCAGAGTGGCGCGCTGGGGACGGCCCTGTCCTACGCGAACACCGGGCTGTACAACCTGTCCGGGCTGCCCGCGACCATCGTGCAGGGCCTGGTGCAGATCGGCGCCGCCGCGGGCCCCAGCTTCGCGCGGCTGACCGGGGCGGCCGGGGGTGCCCTCGACCGGCTGAGGCAGCGCATGGCGAACGCGTTCGCCTCCGGCGCCATGCAGCAGGCGATCGAGCGCGCAGTCGACATGCTCGGCCAGCTGTGGGACATCGCCGGGAACGTCGCGACCGCGCTCGGCAACATTTTCAGCGGCGTTTCCCTGTCCGGTGAGGGCTTCCTCGTCGGGCTCCGGAACATCAGCCGGGCGCTGGCCGACGTCACGGCCGACCCGAACGTCCAGGCCGGGCTGGCTGCACTGGCCAGCGTCATGGCTCAGCTGTCGGTCAGCGTGGGCGGCGTCCTGCAAACCGCGCTGCCCATCCTGGGCAGGATCTTCGCCGAACTCGGTCCCCCGGTCGAGAACCTGATCGCCACCCTCGGGCAGGCCCTCACCGGCGCCCTGGAGAGTGTGGCTCCTCTCCTGATCGACGCGGCCGGCGGCTTCGACGACCTGCTGGGCGCTGTCGCTCCGCTGCTGCCGTCGCTCGGCGACCTGGCTTCGGCGCTGCTTCAGGCACTCGGCCCCGTCGCCCAGGCTCTGGGCCCGCTGCTGCGCGCTCTGGGCGGCACTCTCGGGCAACTCGCTGACGCTCTTGCGCCGGTGCTGCCCTCGGTCGGGGACCTCGTCGCCTCCTTGGGTACCGCTCTGGTGCCGATCGTCACCGCGCTCGGCCCGGTCCTGGCCGAGGTGGCTGGGGTGATCGGCGAAGTGGCCGAGGCGATCACGCCGTTGCTGCCGATCGTGGGCGACCTGATCGCGCACCTCGGCCCGGCACTGACCCCGGTCATCGCCACCGTCGCCGACGTGCTGCGGCGGCTGTCCCCGGTCGTGCAGCAGGTGGTGACCGTGCTCGCGAGTGCGTTGCAGCCTGTGCTCGCGGTGCTGCCATCGGTGCTCCAGCCGATCCTGGACGCGATCGCCGAGCTGACCGCCGTCTTGATGCCGATCCTGTCGCAGCTGGTGACGGCGCTGACCCCCAGCATCACGAGCCTCGGCGAGTCGCTCGCGCAGCTGCTGGTGGCACTCGGGCCGGTCATCGAGGCGGGACTGCTGTTCCTCGCCGACGTGCTGACCGCCTCGATGCCGCTGATCACGCAGGTCATCGACCTCGTCGCCGGACTCGCGGCGGCGTTCGCCGACGACCTGGCCGACACAATCAACAACATCGTGATCCCGGCCGCCGAGCTGATCGCCGCACTGCTGCGTGGCGATTTCTCCGGCGCGCTCACCGCGGCCAAGGACCTCGTGGTCGGATTCGGACGCCAGGTGATCAGCACCTTCACCCGGCTGCCGGGTCAGGCATACGCCGCGCTCGCATCCCTGGCGGACAAGCTGTGGGACCGCATGTGGGAGGCGGGCAGCGACTTGGTCCGCGCGACCAAGGACAAGATCGGCGACGCAGCGGACGCCGTCGGGGACCTCCCGGGTAAGGCCGCCGATGCCCTCGGCGATATCGGCTCCTACCTCTACGACAGCGGAAGAGCCCTGATCCAGGGCTTCGTCGACGGCATCAAGGACATGGGCGGCGCTGTCAAGGATGCGGTGGGCGGAGTCCTGTCCGGAGCCCGGGCCCTGCTGCCCTTCAGCCCCGCGAGAGAGGGGCCTTTCTCGGGCCGCGGCTGGACGCTGTACTCGGGCCGGTCGATCGCTGAGTCCCTCGCGGACGGCATCCTCGACCGGCAGGGGCAGGTGCGGGCCGCCGCGCTGACCGTGGCCGGTATCGCGCACGGCAACCTCGCCGGCATCCAGGCCGCTGTCTCCGACTCCTCGTTCGGTGCCGCGGGCGTGGGTCCGAGTGCGATGACAGGCACCCTCGTCCTCGATAGCGGGGAGCTGATGGGCGCGTTCCGCGGCACCGTCCACCAGGAACTCGGGAACGTCGCGACCGCGCTCGGCGCCCGAAGGAGGTGACCATGCCCATCCCGGGGAACCTCCTCGGGTCCACCACGGAGATGGTGGACCCGAACACGTCCGGCTGGGCGGCACTGGCCAACTGCGCGATCTCGTTGGGCAGCGGCGGCCGGAATGGCCCCGGGACGCTGCGGCTCACCGCCACGGCGGCCGGGGAGATGCAGGCGCGGACCGCCGCGTCATACCCGGTCATCGGCGGTACGACGTACTTCGCGTTCGCCGATGCCTCCTCGAGCACGCAGCCGGAGCGGATCGGGATCCGCTGGCTGTCCGCTGGCAACGCGGAGCTCGGTATCACGTGGTCGCTGACCACCTCGGCGGCGAGCTCCAGCTGGCACCGCGTCAGCGTGGCTGGCCCAGCGCCGGCGGACGCCGTGCAGGCCCAGGTACTGGTATCGGCCACGGCCCAGGCCGCGGGAGCCGTGCACTACTGGGACAACCTCTATCTGGGGCTGCCGATCCGGTACACCGGCAATCTGCTCGGGTTCAACGTCGAGTCGGCGGAGATCGACGCCTCCGGCTGGGAGGGGGAGACCAACGCGACGGTCAGCCGCGTGGTGCCTGCGGTGAGCTGGCCGGTCGATTTCTACCTTGGTGGCGGCCACATGGCGGCGGCCACCGCCTCTGTCGCGGGCGACATGGTGATGGCGGCGGCGGAGCGGCCGGTGGCCGAGGCGGGGACGGAGTACCTCGCCTACGCCTACCTCGCACCCCCCACCTCAACCGCTGACTGCTGGGTGGAGCTGCGCTGGTACGACGCCGCGGACGCGCTGATCGACACGGTCCGCGCCTACCTGGACCAGCCCGGCACGGGGCTGTACCGGCAGATCGTCTCCGGCACGGCCCCACCCGGGACCGTGCGCGCGGGCATGGCCGCAGGTATCGACTCGGCATCCGCGGGGCAGGCGCTCTTCGCCGAGGGCGTCGTCATGGCGCTCACGCCCGAGTTCCAGGCCGGGACGGTCGTGCCCTACGCGGACGCCAGCTTCGAGCAGGGCGTGGGCTCCTGGGAGATCGTCTCGGGCCCGGGGACGATCGCCCGCTCGGTGTGGTCGTCGGCCGCCGGGGACGGCACCTACTACCTGGTCGTCACCTCCGCGACTGCTGCCGCCAGCGTGCTGCGCTCCGGGATCTGGCCGCTGCGCACGGACGGCGGCGGCCTGTCCTGGCGGTGGCAGGTGTGGGCCCAGGTCGCCTCCGGAGCCTGGGACATCGCCCGGTCCGTCCGCTGGTACGACGACGAGGGCACCGAGGTGGGGGTCACCACCGACACCTCGGGCGCCGCCCCGACACCGGGCTGGTGGAGCCTTACGAACGACGCCGTCGCCCCGGCTGGTGCGACGCAGGCGGCGATCGAGTACACCCTCACCGCCACCGCGGCGTCGAGCACGCTGTGGCTGGACCGGGTGGCGCTGTGGCAGGCACTCAGCCTCCAGACCGCGGAGCCGCTCCCGGACATCGGCGCGATCCGGCTCACCCTGCGAGAGCTGCACGTCGGGCAGCTCATCAGCATCTGGCGGGTGACGCCGGACGGTGCCCGGGTGCTGGTGCGCGGGCCGAGCGGGCTGTACGACCGGGTGCCGATCCCGGCCGACGAACTGATCATCGAGGACTACGAGGCGCCCCTCGGGACGCCGGTGACGTACCTGGTGGAGACCTACAACGCCGGCACCGGGGCCCTGACCGAGCGGCGCCACACGGACCCGGTCACCCTCGACCCGGGAGACCCGAACACCTGCTGGCTGAAGGACCCCGCGAACCCGCAGCGGAACATGCGGCTGGTGGTGCAGGCCGGGGGCGGCCCGGACTGGACGCGGCCAGCGCGCGCGGCCGAGTACGTGGTGCGCGGCCGGCAGAACCCGGTCACCGTGTCGGATGTGCGTGGGGGCCGGGTCGGCGACCTCCAGGTGTGGACCCGGGACGATGCCGAGCGCGAGGCGCTGCGGCTGCTGCTCTCCTCCGGCGCGCCGCTGCTGTGGCAGACCGCGCCCGGCTTCGGCGTCGGGCAGGTCTACGCGACGGTCGGCGACGTGACGGAGGCCCGCGTCTCGCCCTACGGCCGGGAGCCGTGGCGGGGCTGGACGCTTCCGCTGACGGAGACGGACATGCCCACCGCCACCGGCGTCAACGGCAGCGCGGGCCGAACATGGCGCGACATCTTGACGGAGTGCGCCACCTGGCAGGAGGTCCTCGACTCCTACGCGACGTGGGAGGACGTGCTCCTCGACCGTCGCATCGGGGGGTGACTTCGTGTATCCAGCCCCGAGCCCGCGGTTCCTGGCCGCCCTGCGAGAGACGCACCGCCTGGTCACGGTTGTGGAACTGCACTGGCCTGACGGCTCGGTCACGACCGTGCCGCATACGGGGGGCAGCGTGCGGGTGGACCGCGGGCAGGCCGTGCGCCGCACCGCCACCGTCACCTCGACCGACCTGTCGCTACTACCCGCCAGCCCCGCGGACTTCCTGCGGGTGGCCGGCGCGCGGGTGCGCGTTCTGTACGGCGTCGCCCACCCGGACGGCATCACCGAGACGGTGCCGATCTTCTACGGCAGGCTCGACTCGCTGGACGGCGACCCGGACGTCGGGCCGGTCACCATCACGGCGAGCGGGCTGGAAGCGGTGATCGCCGACGATTCGTTCACCGCGCCGTACAGCACGCGCCTCGCCGCGGCGGCGGTCACCGCGATCACGGCCCTGATCCACTCGACGCTGCCCACCGCGGTCGTCACGAGCACCGCCCCCGACACGCTGCTGGGGCCCCGCACATGGGACGCGGGGGACGACCGGTGGGCGGCCGTGCAGGAGCTGGCCACCACCGTCGGCGCCGAGGTTTGGGCCGACCCCGACGGCGTCTTCCACATCGAGCCGTTGCCGGATCTGCTGACGGCTCCCGTCGCGTGGCAGATCGACGCGGGCGAGGGCGGCGTGCTGATCGAGGCGTCGGCCGGCTGGTCCCGCGACGGCATCTACAACGTCGTCGTCGCCTCGGGCGAGAACGCGGAGACGGGCTCGGCGCGGGTGGTGGCGGTCGCTGAAGACGACGACCCGACCAGCCCGACCTACGTCGACGGCCCCTTCGGCCGGGTGCCGTACTTCTACAGCTCGCCGGCCATCATCACGTCCGGGTCTGCCGAGGCCGCCGCTGCGGCCCTGCTGAAGCAGTCCGTCAAGCCAGCGGTCACCGCGGACATCACCTCGCTGCCGAACCCCCTGCTGGAGCCCGGCGACGTGGTCCGCGCCGTGTACGGCTCCGGGCGGCGCGACCTGTATCAGGTGCAGGCGTACAGCATCGGCCTCGGGCTCGGCGACGCGTTCACCATCGAGATGATCTCCGGCAGGGAGGACGCATGACCAGCACCTCCGCGCGCCTCGCGGACGCCATCGCCACCGCCGCCCGCATCCAGGGCGCCACCACGCCGGACGTGCGCGGGGCGGACTGGCACACCGCGCAGGTCACCGCCGTCGGAAACGACGGCACGGTGGACTGCGGGCAGATCCGCGCCCGCCGCACCCAGGGATACCTCCTGCCGCAGGCAGGCGACCTATGCGTCCTGTGGCGGGCCGGAGACGGCAACTGGCAGGCCGCCCCGCCCCTCGCCGCTGGCGGCGGCGCGTGGACTGCGATCCCGCTGACCAGCGGCTACACCGCCGCTGGCGGAGGCGCCCCGCCGGGATACCTCCTCGAGGGCCGCCGCGTGATGCTACGCGGGCGCCTGGGGCGCACCGACGCCGGCGCCATCCCGAACAACACCACCCTGGCCATCATCCCGGCCGCCGCCAGGCCGCCGTACCCGATCGGCTGGTCCTCGCCGCGCAACGGGTCGACCGCGGCGCCGGTCCGAGTCGAGGTGCAGCCAGACGGCATCGTCCGCCTGTTCGACACCTCGGGCCCGCAGTGGATCTCGCTCGACTGCGTCACCTACTACACGATCTGAGGAGGCCCCGTGCCGACGACCGATGACTACGGGCAGGGCGTGCAGATCGCGGCCCTGACGGACGCCCCCAACGGCCCGAGGCTCGCCCGCGACCTCGCCGACGGGCTCGTGCCCCGCAGCGCGATGCGGTTCGCCTCCAGCGCCGAGCGCAACGCCACCCTGGCCAGCCCCGCCTTCGGCATGCTTGCATCCACGCAGGCCGAAAGGCAGCTCACCTGGTACGACGGCACCCAGTGGGTCACCGTCGGCACCGGCGCCCAGGACTGGGCCGACGTGCCCATCACCTCCGACTGGACCCAGGGCGCGGACGGCGCACCAGCGCTCCAGTACCGCGTGGTCAACCTCCTCGGCGAGGGCGCCCTCATGTTCCGCGGCTGCATCAGCCGCGCCACCTGGCCGACCGACCCAAGCCCCTACGTGTCGATCACCGGCCTTGACGCCGGGCTCCCGGCGGCAGCACGGCCGGTCGCCCTGCGGCGCATGCCCGTCGCCTGCTCCGCCGTCGGCAGCGCCAAGACCGTGATCCGCGTGGACGTGCGGCCGTCCGGCGAGATGCGGCTCTACGACGTCGACACCAACGTCCGCCCCCAATGGATCAGCTTCGACGGCACCTTCACCTCACTCTGAAGGAGAGGCACGTGGCCATGCCCGCCGGCGCCCAGCGCGTCACCTACACGATCAGCGGCTACACGGACGACGGCGAGGTAGACATCACCCTCCCCGCCGGCCTTGACCCGGCGCAGGGGGACCGGATCGACGCCGCCATGGAGGCCGCGGCAAACCTCCTCCTCAGCGAGCTGTCCGCCGCGTTCCCTGAGGCCTCATTCGGTGCTGGACGCCGCTACGACCTGACGACCCCCGGCGAGCCGTGGCCCGCCCCCGCTGAGGAGGCGTGACGTGGCCACCCCGCTGTCTGCTGACCGGCTGCTGGCGGCCCTCCGGGCGGAGGGCGTGCGCGTGGTCGAGTACCGGTCCTGGCGCACGCACAACCGCAACAGTGCGGGGCCCTGGGGCCCGGTGAACGGCGTGATGATCCACCACACCGTCACCTCCGGCACCGACGCCTCCGTCAAGCTGTGCTACAACGGCCGCTCCGACCTGCCGGGGCCGCTGTGCCACGGCGTGATCGCGAAGGACGGCACGGTCCACCTCGTCGGGCACGGGCGCGCCAACCACGCGGGCAAGGGCGACGGGGACGTCCTCGCCGCCGTGATCGCCGAGCGCGCCCTGCCGCGTGTCGACGAGGCCGACACCGACGGCAACACCCGCTTCTACGGCTTCGAGTGCGTCAACCTCGGCGACAACCGCGACCCGTGGCCGGCGGCCCAGGTCGAGGCGATCGTCCGGGCCTCGGCCGCGATCTGCCGCGCCCACGGCTGGGGCAAGGCGGGCGACACCTCGGTGATCGGCCACCTGGAGTGGCAGCCGGGCAAGATCGACCCCCGCGGCCCCGGCATCTCGATGCCCGACATCCGCCGGCGCGTGGCCGAGCGGCTCAAGCACCCGGCGAGCTGGTCGCCGAACACCACCCCTGAGGAGGATGACGTGGCGCTGACCGCCGCAGAGATAGACAAGATCGCCGAGCGCGTGTGGCGCCGGGACTTCCTGACCGCCGCGCCCGAGGCGAAGGCGAAGGGCAACCCGGATGTGACCGCCGAGACGTGGCTGACGTACCTCGGCGCGCGGCTCCGCGAGGTGATCGCCACGCAGGGCGCGCAGGGCGCCGTGCTCGCGCGCCTGGCGGAGGGCGGCGGCCTGACCGCGGCCGAGATCCAGGCCGCGGCAGAAGCCGGCGCCCGCGCGGCGCTCGCCGAGCTCGGCGACGCACTCGGCGGGGTGAGTGACCGATGAACCTCTTCACGTCCTTGATGCGCACGGTCGTGCCGATCGTCGCGGGCCTGATCCTCGGCGCCGCGGCCCGGATGCGCCTCGACCTGGACGACGCCACCGTGGCCACCGAGGTCACGGCCGCGCTCACCATGGGCTACTACGCGGCCTTCCGGCTGCTGGAGCAGTGGGCCGGGCGCCTCGGCGCGGGCTGGCTGCGGACCGCGGCGGGAATCGCCCTCGGCTGGGCCCGGCCGCCGCAGTACCCGGCGCCCGCGGGCGATCCGCTCGCCGCGGCGCTCGCACGCGACCAGGTGGCCGCCCGGTGAGCCCGGAGGAGATCGCGGCCTGGACGGGCGCAGGCGTGGGCGTGCTCGCGCTGATCGGTGCCGGGTGGCGGGCGGCGCGGGCGGCTGCCCGGGTCGTCGGCCGCGTCGATGACCTGGTGGACGATTGGAAGGGCACCCCGGCTCGGTCCGGGGTGCCGGCGCGGCCGGGGCTGATGGCGCGGGTCGCGGCCATCGAGGAGCAGACCGCGCAGATCGCTGACCGTGTCACCGCGATCGAGCACGAGCTGCACCCCAACTCCGGCGCCAGCCTCCGCGATGCGGTCGACCGGGTCGACCGGCGCACGGCCCGCCTCTCCCCGGAGGGGTGACGATGCCCGAAGAGCCCGCCCCTGCCGCGCCAACGGGGCCCCCGCCCGCGGATTCCGGCACGCTCGCCTCACAGGGCGCCGCGGCCGAGGTCGGCGGCGGCCGGCCCGAGCCTCCCGTGCCACCCTGGCTCGCCGATTGACGCCGCTGTCAGACCTGCGTGCCATGCTGGCCGTGCGACCGCTTCGCGACAACGCCCCGCCCCCGCCGTGATGGCGGGGGCGGGGCGTTCGTCGTGTGCCCGGTCAGCGGGCGGCCGGGATCTGCACCTCGATGTACGCCCAGCGCCTCCGAAGAGCAGCTCTTGAAGCCTCTTCCGCTCCGCCACCGTCGCCGGCCTGGCATCCGGGTCCCACACCCGCGTCCAGTTGCTGCTTCCGCCGGGGACGACCGTCGTCTGCACGACCCACGCCCCTCGCTCGCATTCCTCTCGATGGTGGATAATGACAGTTATCCACTACTAGTGAGAAGGTGAGAGGGAGTCGACCATGACCATCAAGCCCCGCAAGCCGTGGCGGGTGATCCTCACCCAGAACGGAGTGCAACTCGTCGAGATCGACCACGCCAGTGAGGCCAAGGCGTACCAGCACGTGCGGAACGCGCTTGGCTCCGGCGCCGACACCGCCCGGATCATGCAGTGGGAGAACGGTCGGTGGTGGCACTTCGAGACCGTCACCGCCGAGGAAGTCCAGGCTGCTCGTGCCGCCGACCGTTCAGGCGCGAAGTGAGGAGGCGATGACCGCCCTCGTCCCGCGCCAGGCCGGCGCCGTCTCCACCGCGCGCCACGACCCCCGCGACGACTGGCCCGACGAAGCGAAGGCCCTCCGCGACCGGCTCACGGAGATCTACGGCGACCACGACCCGTTGCCCACCGTCGCCGGGGCGTGGATCGCCCGCCAGCGCAGCAAGCACACCCGCCGCGCCTACGCTCGGAACCTCCTCCGCTGGGAGGACTACGCCCGTGCCGCCGGCATCCACCCGCTCCAGGCGAAGCTGCCGCTCGCCGACGCCTACAGCAACCACCTCACCACCGCGCCCACCATGCGCCGCGTCAAGGGCGGGCGACCGGGCGAGGCCGCGCCCACGGGGCCGCCGCTCTCCGACTCCGGCCGCGCCCAGGCCCTCGCCGCCTGCGGCAGCTTCTACACCTACGCCGTCCGCGTCGAAGCCGTCCCCGCCGACCCGTTCGCCAGCGTCCTCCGGCCCCGCATCGACCCCGACCACTCGCCAACCGAGGGCCTGCTGCCCGAAGAGACCGCCGCGCTCATCGACGCCGCCCGGCAGCACGACCCGCGCTCCTACGCCCTCGTCACGCTGCTGTACCTCCTCGGACCCCGCATCGACGAACTGCTGTCCCTCGACGCCGACCAACTCGGCTACGACCGAGGCCACCACACCCTGCCGCTCCGGCTCAAAGGTGGGAAGCGGAAGGCCGCGCCCCTGCCCCCCCTCGCCTACGACGCGCTACGCACCTACCTCGGCGACCGCGCCGACGGCCCGCTGTTCATCACCGCGACCGGCCGGCGCTGGTCCGAACCCGAGGTGCACAAGCACCTGCGGATGCTTGCCAGGAAGGCCGGGCTCCCGCAGGCCGACAGCATCAAGCCCCACGTCCTGCGGCACGCGTTCATCACCGACAACCTCGCCGACGAGGTGCCGCTGGAGCGCGTGCAGGACGCCGTCGGCCACTCCGACCCGCGCACCACCCAGCGGTACAACCGGCGCCGGCGACAGCTCGACGACCACCCCGCCTACGGCCTCGCCGCGCGCCTCTCGGCCCGGCTCGACGAGGCCCGGTAGCCGTCGCGGCGCTCGCCGTGCGATCCTCCCGTCATGACGGTGGGCGCGGTGGCCGTGGGCGGCGTCACGGTGGGGCTGGAGCAGGTGACTGAGGCGGTGGCGGTGCTGCTGGACCCCGCGGGCCCCGGCGAGCCGTGGACCGCGGGCCAGATCGCCGCAGGCGAGGTGCCTGCGGCGTAGCGTCAGCCGAACGCGAGCCCTTCGCGCGGCTCCCACTGGCAGTCGTCACACACGACCCCCCGGACCCCGGCTGCGTCGGTCCGCGGGTGCCGCCCCGGGTGCTGCCCGCACTGACTGCACGCCGGGCCCGGCCAACCGCCGGGCGGCGTGCGGCCCGCGCTTCGGCGGCGTGCGGCCTTACTCCATCCCCGCGGCTCCGTCACGGCACATCCCCGCCCCAGCGCCGCACGCTGTCGTCGCCAGGGTCGTAGAGATCCAGGCGTTCGCCGTCGAGCGGGCCGCCGTAGAGGGTCACCGTCGAGTCCATGGGACCACCCTGGCAGACGCGTCGGGGCCGTGTGCCCGTTTCCGGCCGCACGCCGGGCGCTTCCCGGCCGCCCCGGGCGTATCGTCTCCACACCCCCACCTCAGGCCCCTGCGTCCTGCTCCCCCTGTGACGCGGGGACCTACCCCTGACCGAGGAGCTGCCCCGGCCGCCCCCCAGCTCCGCCCGCGCCCACAGCGGCAGCTCCAGCAGGTACGCCCAGCCGCCGGCCGGGTCCCGCCGGCGGCGCAGCACCGCGGCGTGCACCTCCTGTCCGTCCGGCAGGCGCACCAGCACCACCGGGGCCGCGGCCCGCCACTCGCCTACGCCGCCGGCCGGGGCCCGAGCCCGTCCGGCCAC